CAAGATGTCTACAGGTTGTGGTGAGAGTAGGTCTACATCAAACGGGTTGATGAGTTCGCCTCTCCACCATGATTCGCCTTCAACTCGGTCTAACCAATCAACAGAATACGCACCGCCGTAACCCATCAAAGTGTTTCCTGCGATGGTGAAACGACACCCACGAGGGATGTATTGACACCACTCGTTAGGGGTGTTGATAGGTGCGTGTTTGCCGAACTTGTCGGTAAGGTCACGAAGTATGTCGTGGTTTTCGTGGTTGCCGTCAATCCACAAAAACTTGATTTGTGCTTTTTCTGCGAGTTGCGCAACACGGTTCACGAACTTTTGTCCACGAGGTAGGTGAACCCAATACCCGAAGTCGCCTACGGAGATGATGTGTGTGCAATCCTGTTCGGATGCATACTTGATTACCCATTCTGCGTGTTTCGTGTCGCCGTGGATATCACCTGCGAACAAGACTCTTTGGTTTAGTTGTTTAGTGTTGTCTAGTTGTTTCATACTTCCATTATATAGCGTTACAGTCATATTGTCAAGCCCATAAACGCCCTATTTTGAAGGCTTCCCGTGAAATACCCCCAATTAAGGTAGTGTATTCGTATGACCCCCAAAGAACTAGTCGCCCGCATGCCCGAAGACTTCGTAGAACTAATCGGTCGTTTTATCTCCGACCCTGATATCAACACCGAACACCTTGATGTCCAAGAACTGATGCCGTCGCAGCCGTGTGTGGCTTTAATTGCCAACCATTTGGGGCTAGAGAAAGAACCCCTCGGGACTGATGAATTAGATCAAGCAAAAGCATGGCTAGACGAACAATCCAGTTGGCAAGACAGGTCCGTTGCGGTTCAACAGAAACTCGCAGAAAAAGCCCCCTTCGGAGAAGAACAGGCGATGAAAGGTGAAATCCCTTTATGGATGAACGCAAAATGGGCACCAAAGTTACTATTCCAATGGTCTGACGGTTTGCGTGACGCAGTATTACAAGCAGAAGAATATGTGGAGGAAGTCCAATGAACGAAGAAACCACACCCGCAGAAGACAACCTTGAATCCGCGATGGACAAAGTCGCCGAAACGTTAGAACCAACCCGGTCACGATTGGTCGGCAAAAAGAAGAAAGACAAAGACGGGACTGAACTTTCTTCCACAGCACAAGAACAGGTCCTGTTCCGTGCAACAACTGAAGACAAACAGAAGTGGGAAGAGTGCGCCAAACATTTAGGTGTTTCCATGGCAGAGTTCCTTCGTGTTGCGGCTAACGAAAAGGTTGAAAGAAGCACTGTCGTATGTGAACACCCACAAGAGTTCCGTAAAACATACCCGTGGAGAGAAGATTGCTTGAAGTGCGGGAAAGTTCTGTGGATTAAGAACGACAACACTAACTTTGGGAATCGTCGCTAGTTGAAGTCCCGCAAACCGCTTAAACGGTCTCCACTGAAACGATCAACAAAACCAATTAAGCAGAAGTCCGCCAAAAGGGAAGTCGCCGATGTGGAAAGGCGCATCTTTGTTGCGATGATGCTCAACAAACACCCGTATTGTGTTGCGTGTCCTGTGTTCGCTGAACATGACGGCTTGGTTGCGTATGTGCGTCGTCCTTCGCGGGACATTCATGAACTTGTGCGTCGTTCTCAGGGTGGTTCTGTGGTGGATGAGGGCAACTGTATTGCTGTGTGTCGTCCGTGTCACACACGGATAGGTAACTACCCTCAACTAGCGTTTGACTTGGGGTTGGCTAAACGGTCATGGGAATAACACCCGTAGGGCTGTGGATAACCCTGTGGAAAAATAATTAAAAAAATAACTTAAAAATAGTTGCTTTTTTAATTCGGGGTGGCTATGCTTGTATATGTAAGGAAATAAACCAACTAGACAACAAGGAGAAACAAAAATGAGCACATCAACCAAAAGCCAAGGAATATGGCACAACGAGAATTTCGTTGAAGCGTCAGTAGAAATTGAAAAACTGTTCGCACAAGCAAAGCAAGTAGTCCGCAGTCTTGAAAAACTTGAAGAAGACGGCGATCTTGCGATGACATCACAAGACCTCCAAAACAAAGTTCAATTCATGATTGAATTTGCGCAAGGCATCTCGGGATTCAGCAAAATCAAACTTGTTGAAGACCTGAAAGATGTTCTCTAAAACAAAAATGTTAAGGGGAGGGGAAACCCTCCCCTTACAAAAACTAGAGAAAAAAATAAGCATGAACTATAAATACATACTGTTTTACACCAAATTAAATGACTACTATTTCATAGACAAAAACGATGTCAAACACATTCTGTTATCGGAAGACATCATTGTTGCAGACATCTCCCATTGGAACAAAAACGATGCAACTAGGTTCGCATCATTAGGGCACGACCAAAGAATTAAAGAACTTGGAACACTTGAATCATTTAATGAAATAAAAAGAAACAAAGAAGGATTCTATTTAGACGAACTCAAGTATTAACAAAACACGAACCACACCACCCACAACACCCGTAACACTATTTTCGTTTGCGACCGTGTCTGCGTTCGTGTTGAACACTTATGCGATACAGCCATATGCCTGCTACTAGTAGCACGAAACCCACCACAACACTCATACAGTTTTATTCCTCTTACAGAAGTCAATGAACTTAGACATTACGAAATCAACGAACTCTGATTTCACTATCGCCTCATCGTGTTCTTTGACGACAGTGAACTCGGGTAAACCTTTATCGTTGTAAACATAAGTTACACACTTGCCTGCACTCTCCCCGTGATACCCGTAGGTCGCTACAGTCAATGCCTCAGAAACAGGTGCATTGGGGTTGTGTTTGTATTCGCGTTCTAGATCACCTCTCTGATAATCACCAATACGGTCTGCGGGTTTAAGACGAACATAACTATCTACAACAATGCTGACAGTATCAAACTCTGTTAAACCATCATTGAATGCGTCGCTCAAAACATCAGGCAACGACTCAAAAGGATGACCGTCCACACCACTCTGACGACACTCAAACACATCGCCCCTCTGAAAGACAACGAAAGACTGCATATCACTAATACCATTATCTTCCTGACATACCTCAGTCTTACGAAGTTGCGCTATCTTCGCAACCTTCTCTACCTCTAACGCTATGTCAATCATCTCTTCACCCGTGCGCCCTTTTTGTCAATCAACAAACATTCCCTATACGCCTCTGCCCTAGTGTCATGCGATGACACAGGTGAATTGTTATTCAGTGTGTCAATCACTAACCACTTAGTAGACGGATATCTATCAGGTGATATGTCGTATCTGTAGTTCATTGTGCTCCTATGTCTAGTAATGCGTCTGTAGTCATGTGTCTAACTATATAACAGTAGCGAGTATATGTCAAGTATCATCTGAAATGTTTCTGCAAGGCACTAGCAATCCAATAAACAAACAAAATAACAAAACAAATCACAAAAGAAGCAACAACACCAGCGAAATGCGTAACAAACACAAACCACAACAACTGACAAAACCAATAAACCGCAACCATCACAAACAACAAGGGCACAAAAAAACGCATCACAAGAAGACCACAACTGATTTCATAAACGGGGCTGTGAACCTTTTTGCTCTTGGTCTATAGCGTGGGCGGTGGTGCGACAAATTTTTTGGTTGTAGTTCTTTTTTTAGGTTTATCTGACGGGGGTGTGTTGAGTTGTTTTTGGAGTTGTTGGTTTTCTTTTTGTAGTTGGGTTATTTCTTTTTGTAGTTTTTTGTTTTGTTGGTCTATTGAGGTTTTGGGTTTTGGGGTTGTCATTGGTTGTGCTTTCTTGTTGGTGGATCATGTTGATGCAGGTGAGGTAGCCGATGGTGTCTAGGAGTGTGTCGTAATGGAGTTGTCCTTGGTCTAGGTTTGTTTTTAGTCTTGCGAGTTTGACTGAGACCATGAATAGTAGTGCTTCTGTGAGGGTGAGTTGTTTCCCCGTGAGAGTCTGATAGATGTTTACGACTTTGGTGTAGTCGTCTTTTGGGTGTCCGTAGGTGTTTTGTCTGTCTTGGTTGACTATTTGGTAGGCGTGCTGGAGGATTTCGGTTCCGGGTGTGGGTTTATTTTTTGGTGTGGTTGTCATGTCGTTTTAGTTTATCTAAGCGGGGACTGTTGGGGTGTTTTTAAAATTTTTGCGCGGCGTTTATAGTTTTTTTGGTAGTTGCGGTCGTATTCTAATATTTTTTGTCGTTTTTCGGGGTTGTTTCTGTTGTTTTTTTTGAGGATGTTTCGGCATGTTCTACAGTTTTGGTATTGTGTGCCGTCGGGTTCAGTTCTGATGAAGGTAGTTTTGGGTGTGAATTTGTGTCCTTTTCGGCAGTGTGTTTGTCGGCGCATGTTTTTGCCGTGCCTGTTTTTTTTGATCATGTCGCGATTGTTGTCGGTGTGTGTCCCCAACCATAGGTGGTCGGGGTTGACGCATCGTGGTGTGTCGCAGGTGTGGCAGACGATGAGTTTGTCGGGTATTTCGCCTTTGTGTAGTAGGTAACTGAGTCTGTGGGCGGTGGTATTTTTTCCGTTGTATGACATGGCGCCGTAGCCTTTAGAGTTTTTTGCTCCTGTCCATAGCCAACATGTGTTGGTTTTGTTTGTTTTTTGGTTGAAGCGTTCTATGTAGGTCATGTGTTTTGCCATTTTAGTTTTGTTCCTCGTAGAGTCGTTCTAATGTGATTCGGTTTTCCAGCATTGTCCAATGAAATGCGTCCATAAAGATGTCGCGTTTTATTTTGTTGCTGAGGACGCGAGTTGGGAATAGTCTTTCGGCTCGTTGACGCGCTTTTTCGGTTTCTGACGCAAGATGGACAATCCACCAGTCGTTGAATTTATTGAGGGCTTGCTTTGTGGTCTGCATTAGTTGTTGCTCCAATTCATTTGTGAACCTGGAAGCGTTCTCAGCCCAAAGTCCTTTGTGGCGATTCCGTTGGAATTTGACACGGTTGCTCTAGCGTAAAAACTTCCAGTTATTCTGTTTACTTTATTCCAAGACGCAAATGGGCTTTTACCTGGCGCCGAAATATCAAAGCCCATAGAACACCATCTTAAATCACAGTTCCAACTGGAGTCAAAGTATGGGCTGGCGGTGAACGAATACACAACTTGTGTGTATGCCGAATCTAACGCTATTTGGAGGGTGTATGTGGTTGTTGTGTTGGTGCTTGTTTTTAGGTAGTAACCCACAAGACTGCCGTAGACAGAATACCCACCGTAGTCATCCCACCTGTCTTGGATTTCCGGTTGTATTGAATTTGATGCACGAGTTAGGCAGGTAAGGTTTTTGCCAAAGTTGCAGTCGTAGTATCTCCACAGCAGTAGGTTGCCGACTCTTTGGCACTGGTAGTTCCAGCCATCTTTGCCAAGAATTAAGGTTAAGTATTGACTTGTTCCGCAACGGTATTCACCTGGTGCAGGGTGGCTAGGCGTAGGCAGAATAACTGATGGCACCTCATCACTGAGTTCGTCTAATGGATCCGAAAGTGCTTGAACAGTTATGCCATTCTCTGTTTGTGAGCCCTGTTCTGCCGGTGGGTTTGCGAGCGCAGAGCCTGCCGTGAGCGTGGAGAGGATCAGTGTCAGAACAATGCTTGCTGAAATTTTTTTCATAGTTTAGTAATTCTTTCTATTTAGTTATGGTTTATAGGTGTGTTAGTTGGTTTTCGTTTAGGGTGAGTCTTGGTCCGTAACCGTAGTCGGTTTTTTGGGCGTTTGCAAAAAAGTTTTCGCGTGTTGTTCCGCCGATTATTTGGAATTGGGTGTTTGTGCCGATGTTTTCCCATTGGGTTTTGGGTTGGTTGCACCATACGACGATGCATTGTTCTGTGTCGGGTTTCCATAGCCCGTATTTGCAGTGTTCAGGGTCGTTGATGATGAGACTTTTTTGGCTTGATGTTTTTATTTCGGTTGTTTTGTTGTTTATGGTGGTGTCAAAGCCGTGGTCTGCGCCTATGTAGATGTCCCAATCTATTTGTGTGTTGTAGTAGCGGGAGACGATTACTTCTCCTGCTTTGCCGAGCATGATGATGCCTTTTTCTGTGGCTGTGGGCGTGTATTTGCGGTCGGTGACTTGGTGTTGGTCTTTGTTTTGTTTACAGTTTTGTGTGAATTGGCGCAGTTGTATTACTTCTTTGGCGGTGAGGTGCATCAACGGATATTTTGTAGCGGTTTCCATGTTGTTTTAGTTTATCTAGCGGGGGGCTATTTACGATATTTTTTCTTCCATTGCTTGATACATGTTCGGCAATGTCTTGCGGGTAGTCCTGTTCTTCTGCTTAGACGCCAAATTGTGTTTGATTCATCAAATGGGTGCCCTTGTACGCAATGTGTTTTTCTGCTTTGTTTGTTGTTGCCGTGTAGAACGGAGTATCTCATGTTGTGTGAGTGTGTCCCTATTTCTAGGTGGCTTGGTTTGACACATAGCGGGTTGTTGCATTTGTGGCAGACTTGAAGCCCTTTAGGGATTTTTGTTCCGTTCGTTTTTTCCCAACTGTATCTGTGGGTTGAAACATTTTTTGCTTTTCTGTTATTGGTGACTTTGAACATTCCGTAGCCTTTGGTTGAGTATCCTGTCCATTCCCAACAGTCTGGAAATTTTGGGTTTCGTCCGTTTTTGTCTACTTTTTCCCAAAAGCGTTCTTGTTCTGAGATTGGTTTTCTGCCGACCATGGCTAGTTTGATTTACCTTTGGTTATTGGGCTAGTTTTTTTGTTTTTGAGTTCTAGTGCTTGTTTTGATAGCCAAATTTTAGAGTTCCAGATTTTAAGTTGGTTATCTACTTCTTTTGAACTCACTTTGTAAAGTGCGTGTGAGCCCGTATCTTGGGAGCCGTCATTGTCCCAAGTGAAAGTGTAGTTTATACATAGACCAAAACTTTTTTTACTTTGGCTTACTTCAATGGTGTAATTAAACCAAACCCCGTCCTCTTCCCATTGACCCTTTTCGTTAATGTAGTATAAATAGTCGTATCGTTTTATTTCGCTTTTGTAGCGTAAATCCATTTCTACAAATATCTGGTTTTTTTCTTTTTTATTTTCTTTAGTTGCTACGTTCATGTCTTTCTGCTTTCTGCCCATCGGGCGTTTGTTTATGTTTAACTACTTTTTCATCCCGATCAGATATTCAATTGCCTCCGCTTGGTCGTCGGTGACATCATCGGTTATTGGTTTGTTAAAGTAGTCTGCAATTTGAGCCTCGCACCACTTTGTGTATTCGTCTGAGTTGAGTTCTGGCTTGTTCATTGGTTTTCCTTTTTGATTGGTTTATGTTTAATTACTTCTGTGCTTCTCTGTCTGCTTTTGCGTCACGGATCTCCCACAAACCTTTTTTGAGTTTACGGAATGTTGGGGTTTCTTGTAGATACTTGAGGGTGGTTTGGTAGGAGAAACCGCTTCGCTCGGTCAGTTGCTCGGTTGTGTATTGCTCAAAATGGTGTTCGTTCGCCCATTTTAAGAACTTGCTAAATTTCTCTGCTCGCGACGGTTCACGCAGTTCTTCGGGTTTTGCACAGGTTTGTTTGCCGAGGTATTGGGTTACGAGTACAGGGATGACTTGTTCGTGGACGCTATAACTGCTTAAAAAGATTTCGGGTGCTGTCTTTGCGCCCTCGCTTTGCCACTTTGATAAAACACACAAACCTCTGTAGATTTCGCTTAGAAATGTGCTTTCATCTTGATGTTCTTTTCGCCACGACCAACCATCACCATATTTGGTGGTTCGTTCTGAAAAAAGTGATTTGAATGTTTCGTTTACAAAACTGTCGGTTATTTGTTTCATTTTTATCTCCGTGTCTAGATATGTTTATTTGTTACAGATGACATTCTAGCAACACCGTCAATAAAAAGCAACTCTTATTTTTTGACCCATTTTTGGGGTGTACCTTTTTTCTGCCAGTTTCTGCCAGTTTCTGCCAGTTTCTGCCAGTATCCAATATTTGATAACTGTATTATATAGTTCGCGTCTATTGACTTGCCTGTTTTACATATTTCTCATCTAGGTCGTATCCGATATAGCGTCTACCGAGTTTCTGTGCCATAGATGTGGTGGTGCCTATCCCATTGAAGGGGTCTAGGACAATATCATCAGGTTGTGTGGTTAGAAGGATGCAGTTTTCCACCAATTGTGGTGGGAATGGCGCAGGGTGTGTGGTTTGTCTTTGTGGTGAAATGTCCCATATTTCACCTAGGTATTTTGAGTCTATGTTCCCGCGAAATGTTTTTGGCTTGTTCTTAGATAGCCAATAGATGTGTTCTGTGTTTGGGAGTAGATGGTCTTTGCGTATGTTCGGACTGTTCTTGCGGTTCCAAATAATGAGTTGATAGATGTTTGCATTTGTCTTGTGAATGAACTCTGTTGGTAGCCGTGCTTGATTATTGTGTCGTCTTGGTTTGTGATTAAAAAAGATGGATCCGTCGGGGGTAATAACACGGTGTAGTTCGTTGATTATTTCTATCATCCATTCTTGATACATTTTTTCTGGCATGTTGTCGTGATATTCGTTGTAATCAATGTTGTGTTTCTGCCATATTTGATTACTGTTCTGTGTTTTACCGTTCTGTATTCCTTTTTTGTTGTATGGGGGTGAGGTGACAACAGTGTTGATTGTGCAATCAGACAATTTTTTTAATTCATCTAACGCGTCAGCGCATTTCACGAAGTTTGATTCCACTCCGTTTAGTTTATTTAACTAGGGACTCCTCGGCGAGTCTTAACGAGGCAATTTTTGCATATTCGGGGTTTATTTCGCATCCAATCCAATTTCGCCCATATTTCTGTGCGACTAAACCTGTTGTCCCTGAGCCAAAAAACGGGTCTAGAACAGTGGCGGGAACTGGTTGACTGTTTATGCATTCACAAGTTTTCTGCCAACCAACTTGATGTTGTGGTATAGCAACCATGTCAACACTATTAAGACGAGTAGTTGTCAATCTGTTTGGATGAACACCCAATGTGTTGTCTCTTGTTTTTCTTTCAGGTATTGTGCCTTTTTCCATTTTGCGTTCGTATTGTTTTCCGCATTGATTGCAAACACCGAATTCTGATGTGCCAGAAAGAATGCATGGTTCTATGAGTTCTGGTGGAAATGTTGCAAAATGTGCTTCTTTGAATGGTTTTACATTTATTGTCCAAACAGATCTTCTATTGCGCTTACCATCTTGTCGTGTGAGGTTTGATGTGACTCCTTTGCCGTGAACCACTCTTTGTGTTCCGTTGCGTGTACCGTCTCCAACGATTACATTTCCTGCTGTTGCCCCCGCTTCTTTGCGTTCTTGCCATGTTGCGCCGGGTTTTGTTTTTGCATCTTCTTGTATTGCTCGTGAATCAAAAAAATATTTTGGCGATTTGGTTAGAAGAAATATGTACTCATGGCTTTTGGTGCATCTGTCTAGAACAGATTCAGGCATCGGGTTGGGTTTAGCCCAAATAATGTCTTGTCTTAAATACCATCCGTCTGCTTGTAGGGCGAAAGCAAGACGCCATGGGATACCGACTACATCTTTGTGTTTGATTGAAGTGTTGACAAATGACGACGCCATACGGTTGGATGCTTTACCTTTTTCTACAAGCGTTCCGTCACTTTCGCCTCGTGCGGTGTCAGGTGTGACTTTCCCATCTCTGAACGACGCATAACTATCACCAATGTTCAGCCACAAGGTGCCATCGTCTCGCAACACCCGATAAATTTCTCGGAATACTTTTACTAGTTCTTCAATATATTCGGTTGGTGTCGGCTCTAAACCTAGTTGCCCTTCGTTGCCGTAGTCTCGTAACCCCCAATAGGGCGGGCTCGTAACACAGCAATGAACCGATTTATCTGCTATCTGTTTGAGTGTGTCCCGCACATCGCCAACAAGTAAATGGTTTTTCATTTTTGTTTAGACCACCGAATAATGCCATTAATTTGCGCGTTTTTCATTCTTGTTTTATATTCTCGTTCTCTTTGTTTTCTGGCTAAATACATTAAAGCGTGTTCTCCAGACAAAGTAATTTTGTACATGTTTTTCATGTTGTGATGTGTTGGGTTGGGATTATCGGATTTTTCTAAATAGCCGACATCTGATAAAAAATTTACTGCTTCACGCACTCTTTCGGGCAATACTTCTTTGAGCATAAATTCTCGGTAATCAGTAGTCGTAAAAGAACGATTGTTTCTGAAACGGGCGTAAGACAATACTTTGTAAGCAATTGAATTGTATTTAACGTATTTGCCGGGGTTTGTTAGTGGGGTGTTTGATTTTTTTATAATTTTCGTAATCGCAATGTCTTTTTTCATTGCCGTCAATTTACAGGTAATTTAATAGTTTGCGTGTGCGTCAACGAAATTTAATACTCGTTCCGCAGTTGTTTCTCCGTCCGTGCCAGGATCTGTTTTTAGCCAGCGAATAAAGTCGTACCATTTTCGTTGTTGGTCAGGGCTGTCAAATACGAGCGTGTATTGAACTATGGTTTTGGAACCGTTTGCCACCACAGATGGTGCGCCTTGAGTTACTGCTTGTTGTATGTCTGTGCCTTTGGGCGCGGTGAGCATTGTTTCACCGTTCTCCATTTGAGTGCTTATTGCAGTTGGGTTATTTGATGATTCCGTCGTTGCTATTTGTTGAATGACTGGTGCTTCGTAGGGTACGTCATCCTCTTGGTAGTATTCGCCTTCCATGGCGGCTAAATCAAATTGATCCCAGCCAAGCGCATCTATCAGTGTGTCGTATTGTTCTCCGACTTCTCCTAGTAATTCAAAAAGCATATTGCTGTCTGTGGTACCGAGTTCATTTGTTCGGTTGTCGGCTAAGGCGTAAGCAATAGCGCTTTCTGTGTCGCCTTCAAATTTGACGCAAGCAATTTTATCCCAACCAAGTTTTTTAGCGGCTTCGTATTGATGGTTGCCTGCAATGATTGTTGAAGTTCCATCTTTATTGTCTTTAATCACGATCGGCTTTACTTGACCGAATTCTTTGTATGAGGCAACAATTGCGTCTATGTTGCCTTTTCTTGGGTTGTTCTCTAGGTGAACAAGTTCGGAGAGGGGAACAGCCAAGTGCTCAATGTTTTTGTGAATATTAGACATCTATAATCCTGTTTGTACACGAACATTGGCGTTCAAGGTTCTGAGTGCGTCCAATGATGTTCGCACGGTCAATAGTTTTTCTCTCTTAGATTTAACCAACGCCTCACTAATCTTATATGAGTACGCTTCGTCAGAAAGTTTGTAGTCAGCCCACGCTTCTCGTTCCTTGATGCTTCCTTTGGCGGCTAGGTATTCTTTAGCCCAGTTGCCTTTCATAAGTGCATCTTTTTTCGCCGCATCTACTGCGAGAACTTCAAATGCCTCGGTTTCTTCTTCAAGAATACTCAACAAGCGCATAATCTCCGACTCAATTTCCACCTGCGATATGGGTTGCGACCTAGCCATTTTTGTCCTTTTCTATTTCCTTGAAATCACATTTATCTAATCCGAGCATTTGTTCTTTTCGCCATTCGTATTCAGAAAAACCTAAATATGTAAGCGTCATTTGTTCTAGTATCCACGCATCGCATTTGTCGCTTCCATCAGCACCTGTAAACATTATCCCTGTTTTCTGTGCTACGGCGCTCATAACTTCTATTTTCCCTGAATTACCTTTTCCTGTAGCAAATTTAGCCCTACATGTCGGTGGAATTATGACGATGGGAAGACCCAATTCCTTCATGGCGACTTTTACGACTCCACCTAGTTCCCCAATGGAGTGGGCTTGAGAATACTGAGAAGCATACGAATAGCCTTCAATTGCGACTATTTCTATTTTTTCGTTTTTTGCGATTTTTACGATTTCGTCACGAATCTCTATGAGGCGTTTTGCACCCCTATTTTTTGACTTTATGCTCTGAGTTAACCCACCGACGCTTACCCCTGTGCTCGTCAATGAGAGATCTAGACCCATCACATTTTTTTTCACAGTCGCAACATTACTACAATAAATGTGTGATAAATAAAAAGTCTGCTCCGCAAAAAAATATTGTTTCTATTGACAAACAAGGGGCTTGGGGTGATGTTTCTTATTATCATAAACTTGAGTGCGGGCATATAGAAGTTCGCAAACGAGCGTCAACAGCCCCAAAAATTGCGTGCACTTGGTGTGTTATTGGTGAAGAAAAGGGCAGAGAATTAAAAGCATTAACTATCGTTCAGCCACCAACTCTTGAAGAAGTGTGGGACTTTTACGATGACTCAATCAACGAGGAAGTCAATGTTGCTCAATTGCGTGCAGGAATTGCTAGCGCAATAGGTTGTCCACAGGACAGTGTTGAAGTGATATCCGAAGTCGGAGATGACAACATTCTTCGTGTCAATTATGTAACAATTTTTTTAGACATTGAACTCGCAAAGAAAATTGGCAAATATCAAAAAAATATTTGATGTTTCTCGCAAGGTTTGGTAGGGTAAGGCGAATCATCAATCACTTATAGGTTTATTCGGGGGAAATTTGAAAAGTCAAGTTATAGACGACTTTTTTGATACGGAAAAAGCCGCATGCAGAGGTAAAGACATCACATTGTTTTATCCAGTCATCTCACCGCGCCAAAGAAGAATTGAGCCAACTCAATCAGCAAAGTTTATTTGCGGTCAATGCTCTGTTGCGGAAGGCTGTTTAGAGTATTCTCTCCATTTTGAACCGCTTGGTGTATGGGGTGGTAGAAATGAGGTTGAGAGAGAAATTTTGAGGCGCCAAAAAAACATAAGTTTGCCTTTTGACCGTCAAGCATCTCATTCGGTACGACGGTCAGTGAACGCTGGGAGGGTTGGCAGGATGGTTAACCGATTAAACTCTTTAGATGAGTAATGTTTCCGTCCCTATTCATGTTGATAAGTTCCTAGCCAAATTAAACGGGGTTCGCTCAACAAGTAACGGATGGGAGGCACGCTGTCCCTGTCGTAACGACGACGAAAATCCATCGCTATCCGTAGGTGTAGGTAACGAGGAAAAGATTTTGGTTACTTGCCATCGTGGTCAGGGTTGTTCCGTTGACCAAGTTTGTCAGGCGATGGGTCTCAAAGTGGTGGATTTGTACCCACCCAAAAAGGAAGAAAGAAAACTTTCTTTAGTCGCAACATACGATTACCGTGACGAAAAAGGTCAACTTTTGTTTCAAAAGCAAAGGTTTGTAGACCAGTGGGGCAAAAAAACTTTTAGGCAACGAAGACCCGATCCCGCCAATAAAGGTAAATATATTTTTTCGTTGGATGACACACCCAAAATTCTTTACCGTTTACCTGATGTGCTTCACGCTAAAAGTCTTGGTGAAGTTATTTGGCTTGTTGAGGGAGAAAAAGATGCCGACAATTTAGTCAAACTTGGCTTATGCGCAACCACCCCACCAAACGGTGCGGGTAAATGGCTTGATATACATACACGAGCATTAGAGGGCGCTCAGGTTTGGATCATTGCAGATAATGATGTTGTTGGTAGAGATCACGCAAAAATGGTCACCAAAACCCTTCAACAAAACGGTTGCACAGTTGTTAGTTGGGTTCCCCCAAATAACTATAAAGATGTTTCTGAACTTCTTGGCGCAGGTGGAAGCGTTGATGACTTAATTGAGATGGAAAACGCCGAACCGCTTGATGACATCGTTCAACATGAAGAAGAAGAACAGCAAACAGAAGCAATCATTGAAGCAACAACTCCCCTGATAGCGCTTGCTGAGCGCATTAATTCTCTTTTAATACGAGAAGACATTTCTGAGACAGTACGACTTACAAAAGCATCAATGATGATTGGTTCTTTTGGGCATGAAGACGAAATTGATAGAGGCAGGCTCGTTAATTGGTCTGATTTTTTGTTGGAGGCAGAAAATGATAGTTATGACTGGATTATCCCTAATGTTCTTGAAAGAGGTGAGCGAGTAATCGTCGTTGCTGCAGAGGGTGTCGGAAAGACGATGCTCGCTAGACAGATAGCAATATGTAGTTCTTTTGGTATTAATCCATTCAATTTTTCAAGGATGAAACCAATCAGAACATTGACAATTGATCTTGAAAATCCTGAGCGAATTATTAGAAGAACTTCAGCAAATATTATGGGTGCCGCTCGGCGACTTGGATACTTAGAAGGGCAACCAGAATGCCATATTTTGATAAAGCCTTCGGGTGTGGATTTGATGCGACCATCAGATCGTTTAATCATTGAAGAAGCAGTTGAGACTATTAAACCTGATTTAATTCTGCTCGGTCCGATTTACAAGTCTTTCGTTGACCCAGGTGGGAGAACATCTGAATCAATTACTGTTGAAGTAGCAAAATATTTTGACATGTTGCGTGACTACTACAACTGTGCCTTATGGCTTGAGCACCATGCGCCGTTGGGGACATCTTCATCCACAAGAGATCTGAGACCATTTGGTTCTGCTGTTTGGTCACGCTGGCCGGAGTTCGGTCTTTCCCTTACCCCCGATCCAACCGCTGTTGGCGATTATGTTTACGATGTACGCCATTTCCGTGGGGCGCGAGACCTAAGAGCATTTCCGACTAAAATGAGAAGAGGGAAAGTTTTCCCGTTTGAAGTTATTGAATTCATGGAAGCATCTTAAAATGGCTGAAAAAGGATTAACAAGAGAATTTCTTGCTGAACGTGATTTGCGTATTTTTAAAATGAGACAAGCAGGGGTGCCTACAGCCGAGATTGCTAGAAGGTTTGGGATTGGCACGTCTAATGTTTCAAATTCTATTAAGAGACAATTAAATAAATTAAGCCAAGAAGCATTGCTTGTTTATCCAGAAGTGCTTCAGATGGAACTTGAACGATTGGATGCTTTGCAGTCTGCGATCTGGCCGTTAACGCAACACAGAAAACAGAAAATGGATGATGGTACAGAAGTTTCAATTGAACCTGACATCAAAGCGGTATCAACTGTTCTTTCAATAATTGACCGACGGGCAAAACTGCTTGGCATGGAACAAACGAATGTGAATGTTCAGATGGATGTTAGAGACGCTTCGCCAATGCGGGCGGTATTGGCTGGCGCACCAGGTGTTGTTCAGGCTGAGAAGTTTGATTCAGAGGCTGAGGCTAAAAAACTTTTGATACTGATGAGCGACGCTGGCATCATGCCTAGGGAAACAATTAAAGAACTTCTTGGTGATTTACCAGCCCTGAATGATGGCGAAGAAGATATTGAAGATGCAGATATTGTTGAAAAGACAGACGAATAAAAACTTTTATACGTCATCTCTATAAAAAACTTCAAACCCGCAATGCATTATTGCAGAAGCAAGTGTTCCGAAATATATTTCTCTATCCATGGAAGTATCTACTGGTTCTGTTTTAAGTTTCAATGATGCCTTGAGGGCGGCGGGGTATTCAATGTCTCGCATTGCTTTTCCACCGTTAAACCAAAGAACATCACCAAAGTCAACTTTTCTGCCTAGTTTTACTTGATATGGCATGGCGACAAATGTGTGGTCGTCGTCTTTCAGGTGGGTAAAAGATATGCATTCTTTAACTGGTGAATTGTTTAAAGCAAAAAGTTGTGCAAGGTTTTCTCCCTGTGTTTCGGCGGGAGAAATTGAACAATACCCTTCTGCAGCGAGGGTGTATTCCGTAATACCCCATCCTCGTCTCATGATTATTGACGCTTCTATTAAGGACTCAATTCTCTTATTTTTTGGAGTAGCAAAAGTATTTTTCAACTGAATTATTGTTGCTAATTCATTATTTCTCCACCCAAATATGTTTATATTTAAATCTGAGCCTATTCCATCTTCGTCTATTAAAGATGTTTTTGCGGTCTTAATTGACTCAACGCATAGCGCGATTTTGTCAAAGTCTGTCTCGTAAAAACCTGTGTACACAAAACAAACCCTACTTCATTAAGGCTTTATAAAAATAATAGGTTGCATTTTGTCGGAAAACTTTGTACTAGGGTTTTGAATATGACATCAAAACAACCTAAAAAATCCAACAAAAAGAAGGCTCCTGCGAAGAAGGCTCCCGCAAAGAAGGCGTCTGCTAGCAAAAAGGCTTCCGCATCTAAAAGCACAATCGGTGTTCAAACAAAAGACGCAGATCTTCTGCTGTCAAAAGTGGGCGAACAAAAAACACAGTTTGTGGGCGCAGAAAAAATGATGAAAGCGATTGCTGAAACATCAACTATCGTTAGGGCAAATGACGTAAAGTCAAAATCTATTCGTCAAAAAATGCTTGCGTGGTTTAAAATTTCCAAGTAGTATTTGTCTCCTACATGGGAGACAACGGGGGAGACGCAATGACAGAAACAATTAGTGGGCTGCCTCTAAATCTTGATCCCAAAATTCTTCTTGGTGATGTCCGAGAAACTTTGGCTTCGTTGCCAGACAAAAGTATTCATTGCGTAGTCACATCGCCACCGTATTGGGGTTTGCGGGATTATGGCACGGCAACTTGGGTGGGTGGAGATCCCGATTGCTCACATAAAAGAGACAGTAAATTTAGCGAAAGTTGCTCAACCGGACAAAAACTTTTAGAGGGTGCGATTGGCGACGGAATCTACAAGGTTCAATGTCCTCGTTGTGGCGCAATGAGGGAAGATAGCCAACTTGGTTTAGAGCCAACAGTGGATGAATATGTAGAACATATGGTTCAAGTTTTTCGTGAAGTTCGTAGAGTTCTACGAGACGATGGGACTTTGTGGCTAAATCTTGGTGATTCTTATGCAGGTAGCAACGGTAACGGTTGGAAGCAAGCGATTGCTACAACGAATGCTTCAAACGGTGGCGGGGAAAACGAGATTTTCAGAGCAAAAAACGGTAGAGATGACGGCGATTTAAAACCAAAAGATTTGGTTGGTGTGCCATGGCGTGTGGCTTTTGCGTTGCAAGCAGACGGGTGGTATCTGCGTCAGGATATTATTTGGGCTAAACCGAACCCGATGCCTGAATCGGTGCGAGACAGATGCACCAAGGCGCATGAGTACATGTTTTTGCTCACTAAAAAATCTCATTATTTTTTTGACAGCGAAGCAATTAAAGAGCCAGCCAAATATGCTTATGATGACAGGGGGTCTCGTGCTGATAGTAGAAAAGGAGCAGGGATATCTAATGCGATGTATGGCTCAACAGGGGCATTCAGGAACAAGAGGTCAGTATGGACAGTAACTACCAAACCGTTCAAAGGGGCGCACTTCGCCACATTTCCACAAGACCTGATAGAGCCTTGTATTGCTGCTGGTACGAGCAAAAAGGGTTGCTGTGCTCAATGTGGCTCGCCGGTGGTTCGTCAAGTCAGTCGCAAACGGATAGCACGCAACGAACTTCCGACAAACGACCCGAGATACCGACCAAACGACTACAACGGCGCATATGGAGAAATAAATGGGAAAGGGGACGCAGGGTTCTCTCAAACAGACACAATTGGTTGGGCTAAAGAATGTAAATGTGACACCCAAGAGGTTGTCCCTTGTACTGTTTTGGATGTCTTTTTCGGTGCAGGAACCACTGGTGTCGTAGCCCAAAGACTCGGTAGGGCGTACCTTGGGTGTGAGTTGAACCCCGAATACGCAAAAATAGCGACCGAACGCCTCGCAAGCGAAAAAGAAAAAAACAGGCTTTTAGCAATAGAAAATGAAAGCCAGCCTTCTTTATTTGAGGTTGCTTCCGACGAGTAGTAAATGTTGTATGATTTATCTACATAAGAATTCTCTTTGACTTGGAGGTCAAATAATGTCAGCATCAGCCCCACTCCTTCTCCCAATGACAGTCACAGGCGCTTGCGCAACATCTTCAACAGTTGTCGCTCGCACTCCTGTTGCAGGTCGTGTCCGTGGAATCACAGTCGCAGTTGGTACTGCTCCTGCAGGTTCGGCACTTAACGGAACTGTTCGCAAGGCAACAGCCGCAGGAACAGTTATCGGAACTTGGTCAATCGCAGCCGCTGGAACTTCGGCAGTCGCAACAATGTCAACAGTAGACGGCGCTGATGAACTCGCCGCTGACGACTTGGTTCACCTCGTGGTCGCTGCTGTAGGTTCAGGAACTGCTGGTTCAAACTTGACCGCTCTTCTTCAGATTGATCAGTCAGCAGATCAAGACGGCTCAGATGTTGTTGCAGTAGCAACACTTCGTGGCAACCACCCAGGTGGCGTAGTCGCCTGATTTTAAGTAAGTAAGTAAAAGAGAATTAAACCCGACAAACTTTTAGTCCCCCACTTCCGTGCAGGTCGGTGGGGGACTAATTGTATTTACGGGCGTAAAAATGTTATAGCGACTCTCTCGCTTGCTCTCACAAGCAAAAACAATGCTTCAGTTTGTGTGTGTGTTGAACACCATTCCGAGATTTCTGTATCAGTAATAAGTTCCAAATATTCACAAAAGAATCTTGACCTACCACACATAAATGGTGGCACACCGCACTCTTCTGCTTCCATGAAGCCTTCTGCTAAAAGTTTTTCTTTAGCGCCACATGCAAGAAGTATTGCCCCCCATATATCTATTTCTTTTGTGTATGGATCGTAGGTTGCGTAGTTGGAGAACCCATGTTCCTTTATGTAGTCAATAGCCTTGTCGTAGATCCCGTCAGCCCCAAGTTGTTTTAATGTTGGGAACATTATCTAATTGGGCAAGCACCTGTTGCACAATCGTCAAGCGACAATTCTGAACCTGTTGCCTGACTTAAAGGCAAAGATGTATCAATCTTTTTCACAAGTGCATCATAATCGGCTTGAGTGATCTGCTCATACGGAGGAAGTGGGAAGTTGTGGTCTGCGTGCAGAAGAAATGATACCGATTTGACACCGGTGTCATAATTTTTTGACAACCATTCTTTGATTGATTCAAGTTCTTCTTTGCGGTAATAAACGGTTACAGAAACAGCGTTGTCAGCCCATTCTGTCTGCATTTTTTTGACCCATTCAAGTTGTTCTACTGCCGTCATGTTCTCGGCGAGAACTGCGTTGTCTGGTGACTTGCATGGGAACTCAACGACATAACGACTGTGATCCTCGCGACCATCAATACCGATGTCCCAAACAACCTTATGTCCCCTTGCACGCAAGCCTGCCACAAGGGCGTCAGACGCACCAAAACGCACCCTACGGATGTAAAACGGCGCAAATGCGGGATGAATGCCCGGAGTGATACCGGGGAGCAAGGAGAGCGTTCCTGACGGTTGGACAGTGGTAAGTCTGACAGAACGAGGGAAGCCTTTTTCCTTTGAGTAATAAATGTCAAACTCGTCTAGGTGTCTGTAAGCCTCGTCCAGCCAAGAAACTTGCTCTGCTGAAGCCTGCAAAACACCAGAAATGCTTTGTCCTAGTCGTGCATTTTTTGCAACGATTGCGTTTGTTTTTGCATAGGGGTAGGTAAGACGGGTGATCTGTTTTTGAACCATGTAGAGAAGTTCTGATATTTCTTTGAATTGTTTGATGTCGCAGATATTGGGTAGGAATATGGTTGAAAGATTGCATGACTCTCCGTCACCTAAACCGATCTCGGCGCATGGGTTGAAACCTTCAATGGTTTTATCTGCTCGTTCTTCTTTGAGGCGACCGTATTTGCGGGCAAGACGGCGATTTACGAGACCGTAAGGTTCTCCACCGCCCGTATAGCCCTTCCATAGTTCAGGCATGATGTGGTCGTAGTAGTCGGCATAGATGCTGTTGTTTGAATTTGCTCGGTAACCAGGGATATCTCCCGAAGCCCAATTTTTTGCTCGCAGGAAAAGCACATCGTCGGGGTCGCCAATAGCGATTTGAGCGGAGCGACGAGATGAACCCGAGACAACCACGCGACCGATGATGTTGCAAATGTCTAGAACATCAATTGAGCGAAGTTTCTTTCCCTCTCGTGCTTCCATGACTTGGCATATGTCTGTAATTCCGTCAACTAGTGCGCCAGGTCCGCTTGCTGTACCGCCAAATGTTTTGAGGGGTGCACCGAATTCTCGGATAAGAATCGTTGAGTATGAGAATGATTTACCTGTATCAAAATATGATTTCAATACGCTGTGTAGTAGTCGTCGCCAACCTTGACGGGAATCGGGGACAATAATGTCTGCGTCGTTTGAACGCTCGTGAGTGATTTTTACATTAGGGAGAACCTTTGGAAGATCGTGAATTTTTGCTCGTTCCACAGAGAACCCAACACCACCGCCAAGCATTAGGTGGTCAAAAAGAAACTCAAAATCTTCTACTTTTTCTATGTTTACGAAATAGCAGTTATTAAGCGATGCGGCGTTAAATTGTTTGATGAGTGGTGTCCCCAGTTGCCAAAGAGCACGACCTGAGAACGAACCACGCAAGTTGAAAACATGATCAAAAAGTTTCTCTGCTTGAGTCTTAGTAAGAGGAGTTCCAATATCTATGGCTCCGTTTACACAGCGTTGTACAGTTTCAAGCCAAGTTTCATTGCGATTCATGTCCTCAATGCGTCGAGAATATGTGCGGAGGTAGACAACTTCTCCTAGCCCATTAAATCCCCAAGGAGGTGTCTGTGTTTTGTATTGGTCTACGAATTCTTGGGATAGGTGGGCAGTCATTACGTCCTCTTTCGGCGCATATGGGGATATGGGTGAACAACCATATTACAACACGAGAGATTTTAAGTAAAATGCTAATTACGGGTAAGGTTATATTTTCTTGCCTCAGATAGGGGAATGATCTGTCCGACAGCAAATTTACGAGTTTTTGCAAAAACTCCAGTAGAAACTTCTTCGGCAACAAAAAAATCTTCTTCCACACGAAATGTTTGTTTTTCGTCTAATGATTTAAAAAGCCCCAACCCAAGAAGTTTTTCAGGTGGTTTGTGCCCTTTGGGCACACAATTCCCTGTTGGATCACCACAGACAATGCAAGGCTCTCCTGTGGCACGGAGAATTTCTATATCGCCATAGATGTATTCAGGCATAAACAATGATACCTCTTGCCCTTAAAAGGAAAAGGAGCACCTTGCGGTGCTCCTTAGTCGTTCCTTCTATGCGGGGGGCATAGACTTTGTGCCCTAAAGATTAGTTTTTGGGTGCGAACTTGTTTTCTGACTTCATCGCTTTCATTTCCTCTGCAAACAGTTCATCAAATTCTTCGTTGTACCGTGTCTGTAAAACAAAAGATGCTCGTCGTTTTGCCTCATTGCGGCGCTTTGCCTCAATTTTGCGAAGTTCTGCTCGCCGTGCACGTTCCTCGGCTGGAAGTGGCTTACGTCCACGACTAACTCCGAGTTTCTTTTTAAGTTGCTGATATGTTGTTGTAGCCATTAAGGGCTCCTTAATCTTTCTGTTTAGTTGTTTATGTACTTCTTACAAGAAAGATACTAACTAGTTTCTCAAAGAAAAACAACTTTTATTAAAAAAAATATTAAATACATTTCTGTTTATCCACAGGGCTCACCATAGGGCTTATCCACAGGGTTTTAGGGGGTTGCTAAACCCCATCTATGGGGGCTACACTTACGGTATAAGTAATATAAACTACAAATACTAAAGAAAGAAAAACAATGGAAACATCCTTAATAACCCCACCAACGGTCAGAAATCTAGAAGAAGCAAGAGAGCAATGTCTTGAATATGACGCAGTTTTGACCGCAGGACCAAACAAAGATGAAGTCAGCGACTTCAATCACCCTATTCATAAAGTCGTTCAGTTTATTGACACTGCGTATGAGAAGAACGGCGGACCGACCTTAGAGAATGTTGTTGAACTTATAGAGTTCGGCGCAGGTGTCCCCAAATTGTTGGTGCACTGTCACGCAGGTATTTCCCGTTCAACAGCAACAGCGTGGGGGGTATCAATAGCAAACGGCAACGATCCTTTGGAAGCATTTCTATACCTGCAAGATAAACACCCTGAAGAAAAAGGATATTTCGGTCACGGTAAAAGACCCTTTGCGCCGAACATCCTAATTGTTAAGCACCTAGATACATATTTCAATCTTGGTACTACTCTTTTGGAAATTCGCAACAAGTATTCACGGAGAGGTTGGTAAAGCAATGAAGGTTTTTTGGAACGAAAACTACACATCCATCAAATATGACTTTGATACATCAAGAAAATCCAACAATATTGTTCGTTTAATTAACAAAATAGCGTCAGAAACACCTACGAAAGTTCGTGTGTTGCAGGATGTTCCGACAGTAGAGATAGTTGATCCCGAACAAGTATCCGACATTTCAAAAACAGAAAAATTGATTAACAGATGGTTGCACCCCACATATGTTGAGGCGTTAAAAACGAACAACAACCCACGACTATCGCAAAGTCAAGGTTTTGAATGGTGTCCCAACACTTACGAGTTTGCTCGTGCACATACACACGGTTTAATCGCATCAGTTGATCAAGTTTTAGTGAATGGTGGGAGAAGCGGAAGTCTTTCTTCAGGTTTGCATCACGCATCAAAAACTAGTGGCGCAGGATTTTGCACAATCAACGGCATAGCACTATCAGCAATTCACGCATACGAGCAAGGTCTTGAACCTATAGTTTTAGACTTTGACGCACATTGCGGTGGAGGCACGATGGACTTTTTAAAAACTTTCAATGGTGTTTTGCAAACCAAAGACACTATTTTAGGTAAATCAACACCCTTAATCCGTCACATTGATTTATCAACCAACTACTTTGACGAATACGAGATTAAAGTTCATGAAACTTGGGCGAATCTGCATGTTCTTGACTGGGAAGAAGATTATTTAGACGAAGTACAAAAATCTCTTTCTTTAACAGAACCTCACATCACCGACAAAACTGTGTTTATTTATAATGCAGGGATTGACCCTATTGGTTCGCAGGGGATAGATGAGGAAGTTATCGGGCAACGAGAAAAAATTGTTTCCGAATTCATTGGTAACCGCAAGGCTGTCTTTGCGTTAGCAGGCGGTTATTCAGGTATGTCAACAACACGAGACGATGTGGCAAACATGCACCTCAAAACGATTTATGGTTGGTCATGGCAGACGAAATAATTCACGGGCTTTACGCCACATATACGAACGAAAAATGCAGATGCCCCATCTGTAAAAAAGCCGCCGCCGAATATATGCGCGGTTACAGAAAAACAGCCGTAGGTAAAGACAATGCAAAGTTTTATCAAATTGTTGCAAATAAACGCTCACAAATGGCTATCAAATGGATCAAAGATAATCACCCAGAACAATGGGATAAGATATGTGCTAGAGCATTAAAAATTGTTGAAAAACAAGAAAGCAGAGAATAATATGCCTTATGGTGCCGAAAGCATGGAAAGCCGTTTTGATGACTTCGTGGAAGAAACAAACAAAAAGATTGACGAACTTGAAGCAAAAATTCGTTCACTTCAAACAGAAATTAATAAAACAAAAACTTTAAAAAACACCAACAATGCGGTTAACATAACTAACCAAGACATAAAAAACTCTCTTGGTGCAACAATCAGATCAGTTGGGGATATTGTTAAATAAGGCTTAATATATCTACTAAGATATCAAAATGCTTGAAAAAACATCTTTAGCCGAAACAGAATTTAACACCCTATACAACAACGCTACACGCAGATTACAAGATGAGATAGCGTCGCTCAAACTAAAGATCGGCGAACTTCAAAGTCAAATAAATTGGTTAGAGCGAGAAAACTCTAAATATTTGTAACCTTCTATTGTTTTGCTTTTACAACTCCGTCAGGAATGACAGCGAATCTGCATTTCCCTTCAGGGGCGACAGGGAGAGAAATTATCTTGCACGAAGAACCGCCTTCGTATAAAACACAATTAGAACACTTGACACCTATCTGCGCCACCTCATTTTTTGATGGATCTTCATAGCCAGCCCACACTCCTGTGTAATCTTGGTTAAATTTTCCATATTTTTGAGTTATTTCAATAAGCGAATCGGCGAGTGCTCGTTCTTCGGGGTGAAGAGTTGGTGTTTGTGGTTTAGATATGGCAATCATCCTCATAGGGAGTTGCGACATCAGCATTTCAATAAAAGATTTTTCTGTTGCCATTTTACTTTGTTTCCTTTTTGAACTCTGCCCAAGTTTTATCTCCGACGCCATAATATTCTCTAGCGTTCCCTGATTGAATCATGTCAATATTGAGGCACGCTGTTTGAGGGTCATCAATTTTGTCTGATGAATAAATTCTTGCCAAAACACGACCATACTTGTCGCTCTTATCAGGAATTGTGTTAACAAAAACCCATTTATGATTAGTCATCCAATCCTGAACAAACTTCTTGGCTTTCAAACCGAGTTCCTTTTCTTTCAAATCTTTTGTTCGTGATTCAGGGGTGTTGATGCCATACAGGCGGACACGAATTTTGTGGTGAACACTAAAACCAAGATCAACCATTAAATCAACGGTGTCGCCGTCAACTACTTTGAGAATTGTTGCTCCATACCAAAATCGTTCCACGGCTAATCCTTTTCTTTAGAGTTCTTATAGCGCTCCAACAATCGTCTGCCTTTTTCGGCAAGGCGAGCCGCCGATTCTCTGTCTTGTGGAACTGGTTCACCCCACGCCGCGGCGGAAAGAGCAAGTCGTGTTGGGCGTCCTTTTTCGTCTTTCATGGGACCTGAAGGGTTTGTGAAGAACCGTGTAAGGAATGATCCTTTGCGACGCATTTTCTCTGGTGTGTCAGCGCGACCCTTGACACCAGGTTTTAGGTTTGATCCTTCGGTGCGATTAAAGTGCGCTCTACCCGCGGCGGTTAAACCACCTTTAGGGTCTCGTAACGGTTCAGCAGATTTTTCTTTAATGATTGGTCCACCAGCGACCCATGCGCGACATGTTCTTTTTGATGCACATTTGAAATCAAACGCTTCGCAATATCCAAGTTCACCAGCGCTATCTATCGCTTCCCATTCATCTTGTCTTTCCCCACCGGTGACACCAGATTCAATACATTTTTTCATTGACGGGGTTTGAATAAAAAGAGAACAGTTGCCGCACAGTTGTTTCTTTGCAGATGTTGTATCCACATCCCACTCTTTTGCCAACTTGCCCCAATACTCTGTGTTGGGTTCGGCGGGATTCAGTGGACCATACATTGCTGTCTTGATTGCTTTGCCTCTGTTGGCAAGATTGACTGCAATGTCCTGTGTTGCTTTCGGGCATTGTTTATCGGCTTTGATGCGAACAGAAATCTGTTGCTCAGCCAAAATGTCAGAGAATTTCATTGTCCCTCATTATCTCACAAAACACAAAACCCCCACCCCAACCTTGCGGTTAGAGCGGGGGTTCTGTTAATTACTTAGTGATTACGGTGCTGCTGGTGCGCCGTCAAAACTTACCTTCACGAACGACTCTGGTCGCTTCACAGCGAGAGCCAATCGTTGCTCGGCAAGGATCACGATTGCGTTGCGGACGAAGAAGTCTGCATGCTGTTCGCTCACTCGGATGCTTGGTGATTCACGGTCGTAGATTTGTGCTCCCGTACCGAATGCACCGATCAATGCTGTACCTTCAGCAATTGCTGGAGTGTCCACTACTGGAATTCTCCACAAGCGCTGTTCGCCACCCATTGCAACAGAGACTGCTACGACGTAAGCGCCGTTGCCATCTTTGCTGAGTTCAATGTCTTCCCAATCGTTCGGGTTAAGAACGATACCCGATGGCTCGTAGTAAGCCAAGAAGGAAAGGGTTGCGGCACGGCGGACTGCGTCAGCCTTGGTGTCAGTCTGACCTGCTACTGCTGAGTATGTGCCTGCCGACCAATCGTAGGTTTGCACGCCCGGTGTATTCAAGATACCTCGGAGGTTTTCGCCTGATCCTGAACCGTTCAAGATTTGTGCATCTTCCTGCAAACGGAGACCGTACATCAACTCGTTGTCGATGATTGAGCGTAGTTGTGGCTCATCAGCAAGAACATTGCGGTGTGCGGCTTCCCAGTGTGCCATTGTGCGAACAGGAGCCTGCTCACCAACGAAGGTGAAGGACGACTGTGGCTTCGCACCGAAGGCATCGCCTGAACGCTCAGATACTGCTGCTGCGTTGTTGACGAAACCTGTCATACGGAAGTATTCAATGATCGCGGCGTTCGTGGTGCGGCTTGGGAACAAGTCACGGACACGCTTCGTGCGCATTGGTGGGATAACCATTGCATCGCGTTGAATGGTTCCAAACGAGCCAGGTGTACCTGTCGGAAGTGCCGAGTACAGATCTTTTACGCTGTAATCGCTACCCGAACGGTATGGGCTTGGCATGTTTGCTGAACCGCTTGCGAGCAACGACTTGAACTCTGCTGAAGCAAGGAATGCTTCGCCGATTGTCTTTGCACGCATTGGCTGTACTGCGTTTTGCAATTCTGCAGTTGCGTAAGCCGAAGCCTGTGCTACTGAATCTTGTGGTTCTGAAGCCCATTTGTCGGCATCGCGCATTGACTCAAGGCTCTCAACGAGGGACTTGATTTCGCGGATGTCTGACATGTTCTTGTCAAACGCTGTTTTTTGTTCTGCTGATACGAGAACAGTGCCATCTTCAATTTTGAAGTTGTCTGCGATCTCTTTGTTTTCTGCCATCTTGGCACGCATTGCGCCTTGAAGTTCAGTTAAACGACTGTTGTCAAATGACATGATTTTCACTCCTAGTGAATTGGATTTATGTTGGTGTTTACTTATTTTTTATTATTAAGACTTCGGTAAGCACCTAGTCCAGTTACATTTACTGTAATACGAGAATAACATCAAAGTAACATCAGAAATGCAACCCCCATGATTGGGTTTATTTTGCGTGATATCGTTTTACGACTTGTGGGCAACATTTTTCGGCGTACTTGACTCCGTATTCGCCGTCGTCAAATCCTGCCCATTTTTTGGTTGTTTTTCGGTTCCGCCAAGGGTGGTCTAATGGGAGCAGGTCATTATCATCAAAATATTTGACATCTTTAGGTTTGTCTGACATCAATAGTGATAAGAACTTGGAAATGCGCTTATTTGCTGAGGCTTTGTCACCATCTTGAAGACCTCGTAGGTATACATTTTTGAGGTCTCGCAGGTTAGCCCGCTGTGCAGGCTTGGCTTTAGCGTTGTGTTGACGCACACGGACAGCAAGATTGTTGATATCGGTGCTTGTGACTGTCGGCGGTTTCTTGCGGGCTTTGGGTACGCCTTTGAATAAAAACAAGCCTTCACCTAGTTTTTCGGCAGGCTGGTCAAGTGATTTTTTTTCTTGGTTTTTAACAATAACAAACCCAGACAGTTCCCCTTTTTCATTGGTTGACGTTTCAATGAGTACTTCGTACCCTTTGTCCTTAAGCGTCTTTGCGTAGTTTTCTAATGTTGTTTGTAACATTCTTGTGGCTTTTTCAAAGTTTGCTTTTCTTTGATCATCAGAAAGACCGATCAAGCCCACATTTCGGTAAACACCCATTGGAACTGTGTGTTCAATTTCAAAATCGCCATTTTCTAATTTTCTAGATCGCCAACCAGCCGTCGTTGATCCATAACCACGAACCATAGCCCCACCCCTGTAGCCTGCCTTGCGATAATTACGATCATTTAGTGCTCGGGCAATTCCTACCTGTGTTGGATTTCTGAACTTTTCCTTTATGATTTTTGGGACTACTGGTATTTTGTCTTTCCCGCCAACAATTCCACCAGTTGTGAACCCATCCCCGTCGCCGTCCACGAGTTCGTCACTAGGTTTTACTCCGATCGGCGTACCAAGAACCTTTTTCCTGAATTTTGAACCTCGTCGTCTTGGATTGTTCCTAGGGCTGTTATCCCCTCGGATACCTGTGCGACGGTTGTAGTCAGACACGTTTGTGCAGGGCATCCAAACAAGTTTTCCATCTCGTGCCGTGTAACGGCGAATACCAATACACCCAAGATTCCTTGAACGGATACGGGCAGACTCAGGGTTACTGAAAGTATCAGGGTCGGTTGAACGGCTAACAAAGTTAACGAAACCTTTTTCCTCTACATCATCTTCAGCGTCTTTCCCCGAGAAAGAACCAGTGACCAACCCACCACCCGGTAAGGTCGCAATACCTGTAATAGGTTTCTCATCAAGTTTTTCCCAACCTTTACGGGGTTTATGGTCGCAAGGCGTGTAATACCTTTTCCCCGCAAGGATCACAGTGCGGACACCTCCGCAACCACGCGCCTTAGAAATAGATAGAGCGTCAGCACGGCTTTCGTAATACGCATCAGATTTTGTTTCCAAACGCTTAGTGCGTTGAACCATCTTAGGCAAAGGTTTCTTTTTCTTTGAAGCAAGGGCTTTCAGATATTCTTCTTTGCCTTTTTTGATCGCCTCATACTCTTCATACGACCCGCACGGCATCCAATTGCCGTCTTCTCCTTCATGCGCACCACTACACCCGAGTTGACGGGCAACACGCATCGCCTGCTCTCTTGTGACCTTTGGTTTCTCTGCTTTAACAGAGAAAGGGATTGATTCCACGGTTTAACCTTTTTTGCGTTTACGTTGTGATGTTTCTGTTTCTGTTTCTATAGATGTTGCTCCAGCGAACTTTGGGAACAATTCATCAACTCGTTCAGGGTTTTCTGTCAAAAAATAAACCATCTCATCTAATGCGTTTTCGTCTTTAGGATTTTCATTAGCGTAATGGAATCCAATTGTGAGTATTCGGCTACGAGTTTTTTCGTCTTTGATTTTTTCAAATAATGACATCCGTATTTCGGTTCGTTGTTCTTCTGTAATTTTCATTATCGTATGTTCCCGTCTGTTGGAGCCCGCAGACTTCTTGGTGTTACATCTGAATTTACTGGAATACGTGGTCGTCTTGTACGAGTCACCCTAGGAGTAGGGGCAACTGCTTGCCCTCGTCTTCTACTACCTATTCTTTGTTCAGCAAAACTTAAAAAACCATGACCACCCTTCGCGTTTTGTTTGAACCAGTTTTTTATTTGGTTTTCTCTTCTATTACTACCAACACCGCTACCGCCCGGCAGTGAACGAGATTGGCTAACAGCAAAAATAAATTCTTGGTGTGTCCCTGGTGGTCGTTTCTCAACTAGGTATTTTAGTCTCCAATATTCTTCCGGCGAAGAAATTAGTGGTGAATATCCAAATTTTGCATACTTGTCAAGTTCGGATTGAAATCTGCCAACATTTAGCGGATTGTCGGGTTTGAATCCAACTTTAGCCCAAACAAACTCACCGTCATCTGCTGGTCCAACCTCTGCTGTGGTCACACCTATTTTTTGCAAGAAATGGAAAGCATGTTGATTATAAAGTGTTGCTATACCTGCTCCCTTGTCAGTTTCACCTCGTCTGTTAATAAATAAACGACTCTGATACACCTTGTTTGAACCTAATTGAATGCTTCTGACTGATTCACCAATATCGGCAGCAATAATATTGCCATTGCTGTCTATCTCATGAAAACGAATACCTATGGTGTAATTAGGTCCAGCACCAGAAACATCAGCCTCCGATTTATATGTGCGACCATTTTGTCCTTTTATTGGACCAATTGAATATGCTTCTTTGAGGTACGTTTTTTTATCTGTGCGGCTTAAAGCAGCCCATTTTTGGGGAGTCATATCGGCGTATGGTTCGTTCGCTGATCCATACTTTTCGTCTAAATAATTAAACAAAACGTCTTGTCGTTTTTCAATCTGCGCAGAAATTTTGGCTTGTATTTGGTCGCCAACAGGTCCCATTGCTTGACGTCTTTGAGAAACTTCGGGGTCGTTTAAATTCATGAACTCGTCACCTGGATTATTGGATGTTGCTCTATGTATCAACGCAGAATCAGCATCCCAGTTATCAACGACAAGTTGTAATTGACCGACCTGTGTTAACTGTTTATACAGTTCGGTATTTTTGTATACTTGTTCCTTGACTTGCAGAGCAACAATTTGACGGTCTGCCAATAATGTGTTTAATCTTTCTTTTGTGCTTGCAAGAAGTGTTTCCGCATCCTCTTTAGTGCGAAGTGAGCCATTTGGGTCAATATATCCCCTAAGTCTTGCTTCTCTTTCTTTTCTCGCATCTCTAACACTTAATGTTTGAATTTTAGCAATTGCATTACCGTGCTCAGCAGACAACGAGTCTTCAATTGATTTAACTATCAAATTCCATTGAGTTTTGGATGCTGCTCGTCTTACTTCAATTTCTTGTTCATCAATTGCATCTAAGACTTTTTGTGCGTTTCCACCAGCGGTAACTTTTGCTACAGCATTATCAAAAACGGGAGCCATATTTCTTACTTGCGCAAAATTAATTGGCTGTACAGGACCTGCTAACTGTGCCTGTCGTAATGCTTCTGCTTGTTCTCGGGCTATTCTTTCTGCCTCAAGAACCGCCACTGCTTCTTTTCTTGTTTCAAGATTTTCTAGTCTTTGTTCTAGGTTGGATACATTGCCTAGGTTGGCGATTATTCTGTTTAATCTCTGTTCATTTGCGTTTCGCCCACTAGCATCGTCCGCTTCACGATTGCTTATCAATGCAGTTAATTCTGTCATAGCCGCTCGCAAAGCCGTTTCGCGTTCTCTTTTTCTTTCAGCAATAGTTGAATTTACTGAATCTAGACTCATGCCATTTACAGTACTTAGACGACCCCGAGCATCGCTTTCCGCATTTTGTTTTGCAGCCACCGCCGCCCGTTCAAGTCGTTGCAATACTTGCGTTCTCTCTGCTTCGGGGAAAACTTCAGCAAAATCTGTTATGAGGTCATTAACTTTTTGCTCTAAATCTTGTCTACGTGCTTGTCCATCTGGGGTATTGATTGCGTTTTGTATTGCTGCGCTAAGTCTTGATACTGGGGCGGTTCTAGCAAATGCCGCTTGCGTGTTTGGTGCCGCAGGTGCAGGGTCAGGCGCAGGCGCATCATTGCGATTAAGAACATTTTGCTTGTGCCAAGCAATTGCATCTTCGCGGTTGGTAAACCCTTGTTTATCTTGCGCAGGTCGACCATGGATAACAAACCATGTATTGGTAACAGCCTGCTGGTCAATGATGTCGCCGTTTTCGTGCGTAATAATGGTGCCAGGTCCTTGATTCCACCCTTGTGGTAAAGCATTTTGTGCCCCACGATCAGGTGCTTGAGGTGCCGCGGGTGTCGGGTCGGGCGTAGGTGCTTGAGGTGCCGCGTCTGGTCTCGGTGACTGTGCTTCGGCTGCTGGTGGTGGATTATTTTCAGGTCGTCTTGTTGCAGTTCTTTCTGCTTGCCGTTCCGATGCACGACGACGATTATTTCTATTATTGGTTCTGTTGCCCTGAGCAACCTGTTCTCGTCTTTGAATTTCCGCTAATACTCGTTGATATTCGGGATTTTCTTTATCAAAATCTGGGTCTGCTTCCATTTCTCTTCGCATACCTTGGAGAACTTCATCTGATTCTGGTGCCAACAAATTTACATTTTGTCTTTCGTTTGCATTTGGTCGGCGTCTTTGAGGGCGAGCAGGAATATTTCTTGGTGCGCGTTCATCCGTGCGAGGGGCGCCGGGTTCAATAATTTCTCGTTCCATTCTCCGTTGTTCAGATTCACGAAGATTAGGTCGTCGCCTTTGACGGGCAGGACGAGCCTGCGGCGCTGGTGGTTCAAAATCTTGTGGTGCGCTACGACCGTGAGCATCTTTCCAAGCGTCACGAAGATTTTCTTTATTGATTGCGTACCATTCTCGGCGTGTCAACATTCCTGCGTTGCCTCCACCTTCACGGATTTCGCGGACACGCTGTGCGTACTCATCGTATTTTCGTAATACGTAAGGTTTGAAGTCTTCTGTTTCTCCTGCGTCTGATGCGTCTCGTGCTGTGAGTACATCAACATTTTCAGGTTGTGGTGCAACTTGTGGGCGTGGTCGTCGTGCGGGTCTTGGAGTTGGTTCTGTTTCTGGTGTTACATCTTGTCTTGGAAGTTCAGGAACTTCCCGAGTTAGGGTTGCAGGACGAGCCCGTGGTCTATCCCTATTAATTCTTCGGTTAATAACACCGGCTAAGCCTTCGTTATTTACTCTTTCTAACAAATTCCCTCTTTGTTGAGGTTCTCCTCCCTCAAGACGCTCGGCAACGTTTCGTAGACCGCCTTCAATGCGACCCGGCTCGGCGACCCCACTTAACCTTCTGATCATTCGTGCGTTGCGACGGTCAAGGCGACGTTTCCGTTTGTCATCATCTCGTTGCTCTAGTCGTTCACCGATGTCGGCGATTTGGTTTGCGATTCGTCGCGCTACTCCCCATCCACAAGATCTGCCGAATCTGTCAGTAATCTGTCCGCCGTAGCGTGTCCCCACAGGGCATCGCCAGCCACCTCTACGGTTCGTTCCAGGAATAGACAAACCTGGATCCCAAAGAGCACGAACTCTTTTAACTTCGTAGTTGAAAGTTGTTTTTTGTTGTTCACTAATAAATGTGGCGGCTTTATAAGAAATAACGTTTTCAAATTCATATTCAGAAAATATTTTAATTGGTGCATCAGAAACAGACATAATAGGAAGATAGTCCCTGTAAATAAAGTCCGATTTGCTTCCACTTTTCAACGCCGAGGGAACTGCCGATTGAGGCATCGGACCTTGCACTGTCATTCCCGAATCTAAGGCAGCAGTTAATTCGGTTTTATTTATTTGAGATTTACTGTATTCTTCACTAAATGCTTTGGCAATGTTTTTAGCGTCATTGGAAAGAGGTTTAAAAGTGCTTCCTTCAGCGGATGACATAACAAGCATGAATGGCTTGCCGTTTCGTGTTTTGATAACAAACGAGGTTTTCATTTAGGTCTTTCTTCTTGATATATCCCTAGAAACGAGGGAGAGAATACCTTAAAATGGTATCACTATTATGTAAACCCAAAAGAGCAGTATAGGCACCGCCACTAATTATTCAGGCTGTAACCCATTTCCTGGATTAACCCATCAATCTTAATTTTTGCTTTACCGCTATATTCACCGCTTTCGCAGTCGTAATACGAAAAGCCAGATGTGACGTCTTCAAATCCTGCCATTTCAGGACTTTCTTTAGCCACATCTTTATACCAATTAGCAAAAAATTCGTCTTCTTCTTTGTCGTCAGAGTATCTAACTACCCCATCTTCTTTTTCAATAAAAATAATAGGGTTAAGGTTTGGAACAGCAATTCCTGTCAACCTGAAAATTTTATATCGCATATATACTTGACTATATCACAGGTGCGAGCATCGCATCAACTATTTGTTCTGGAGTCTGCGACAACACCCAGTCTATTCTTTGTTGAGTAAATGAAATTTTGCGTGGTTCACTCGCTCGCGCACCTGACGCTCCAGTAACAGGCGGTACTTGTGGGTTTTGACCAGCGGCATCAATAACATTTTGACCAAACTCAGCGAATCTTTTTTGTGCTTCAGCCTCGCGCAAAAGTTGTTGCGATTTTCTCGCTTCTTCAATCATTGCTGTTCTAGTCCTGCCAGCATCACGACCAGTTTCGGAGTCATGTTTAGTTCTCAAAGACCCAATTAATTTGTTTCTTCTACCTCCGTAGGAACTCTTTAACCACTTTTTAAAACCTGTTTCGTCCGCATAAGACAAATCACGGTCAAATTCTCTAGCCGCAAAACCAAGAGACGGGTCATACGGAATAACATGGTCTTGACCATTGGCATCCCTTTGGACAAAAAAGTTACCACCGTGTCTATCTGTGTTTAGAATCAAAAAATCTAACATTGTCAAACGAATTTTTTCGTTTAACGGGATTGAATTTTCGTACCCATTTCTTTGTGGTGGGGCTACTGTGCCGTCAATGTAGTTTTCTGCATGTTCAAACAAAATTGGTCTACCTTGACCATGTCTGTCTCTGTACACAGGTCCAGCAAATCTAAATTCGCCTACCGGGTATCCAAGTCGTCCTTGAATTTCGTTTCCTAAAATCTCATTAACATCTTCATTATTCCTATATCTTGTTCCGTCATATTTTATAAGTAGTGTTTTACCAGTATTTGCGTCTTTGTATTGCTGTATTTGACCATTACTGTTTCGCCCCAGATCACCTAATGGTTTTAATTTGATAAAACGTTTAGACGCATCAACTGGTCCGCCCGGCTGACCGGGTCTGCCTACGCGTATTGTCGTTGAGTTTTTCTTGATTGCTTCATACACAAACTCATCGGGGACATCTGCTAAATCGCCACCATTGTTGACATGTGCTACCGCATCTTGCTTAGTGTTGATGCTTTTGTTCCCTATATCAACTCTTTTACCTGTCCCTAAACCGTTAAAATCTCTTGGGGCAAGTTTGTTATCGTTTTCTTTTGCTTTAGCCAGGTCTGAATCCACTGTTCTTGGGGCTGGACGACCATCGTTATCGTTTCCTCTTTGTTGTTGCCTATTTGTCTCTCTTGGTCTTCTTGGTGCTCTTGGTGCTCTTGGAGCAGGTGGAGCAGGTGGAGCAGGTGGTTCTGATCGTGCAGGGGCAGGTTCCTGTGTAATTATGGCTCCGTCTAAGTCCCTTGTTCTTGTATCTTGTAAATTCCCAATACGATTACGTAGCGCATCCCTTCTTCTTTGTTCTTCTCGAACAATTGCGTCTCTTGCACCGTTTCGCTCCATTTGGTCAAGATTGCGTTCTGCTTCTGATACAAGTTTGCGTAGTTCAGCAATTTGTCTTTGGCGCTCAACTTCGTCTGATGGCATGCGAGCGTTTACAGCATTTTCCGCATTATCCGCTCTCTGTCTAGCGTCTTCAATTGCTGCTTCAGCCATTGCTTCACGGTTTTGTCGTAATTCTTCTGAACGAGCAGCATTATCGCTGTTTCCGGGTTGCCGTGGCGGTTGAGGAGGTTGACTTCTTGGTTGGGCTGGCGTATTAGTCTCTTTTTTAATTTTTCGGTTTACATAATCGCCTCGTGCGTTACGTTGATTGTTATCGTCGTAGTAGCGACCAAATCTACGTTCAAGTTCCGCCTTGTCGTCTCCTTGATATGCGTCTTCGCGCCAGTAAGCGGTATCTGGAAGTCCTCTTTCACGAAAACGATTACGCACATTTCTTTGTGACCGAGTATCAGGAAGACTCCCACCTAGGTCTGGTGCGTTAAAATCAGGATCTGGTTCTACAACTAATGGCTGTGGAGGCGCTGATGGTGGCTTTCGTTGTGGAACCGCTGTAGGTACGGGCTTAGCGCCGTCAACGAAATCTGCTTCAGGTTTTCTGCGTGCGGTTCTCCTTGCACCCTGTTGTGTGGCGGCTCTGCGTCGCCCTCTTGGTCTATTAGGTTTTGGTGGTTCACCTGTACGAGGTGCACCGGGTTCTACGATTTCTCGTTCCATTCGTCTTTGTTCTGATTCACGAAGATTTCCGCGACGACGTCTTGCAGGTTTTCGTCCACGTTGTTCTCGTTCTACAAGTTCCACAATTTGGTCTGTATTAATTTGTGGTGACGGTCTACCTCTTCTGCGTTGTGGACGAGGTGAAACTGAATCAATATCAGCAACTGGGAGTTGAGGTGGTTGCTCGCCGTCAAGTGCTTCAGCAACACCTCTTGCGCCACGCTCAAGAAAACCGGGTTTCTGCTGACGAGACAAAAGCCTTTGCATACGAGCATTCCGTTTAGCGATACGGTTATTTCGTTTGCGGTCATCAATATTCTCTAAACGCTCACCAATGTCGGCAATTTGATTAGCAATACGCCTAGCAACACCCCAACCACACGAACGACCAAACCTGTCAGTTATTTGACCGCCGTAACGAGTACCGACAGGACAACGCCAACCACCACGGCGGTTAGTGCCGGGGATGGAAAGACTTGGATCCCATAAAGCACGGACACCTTTTACTTCGTAGTTGAAAGTGCTTGCTGTTTGTTCTGAGATGAAAGTCAAAGCCTTGAAGTTGACTTCATTTTTCTGCATTTAATTTTTCTTTCGGTTTTTAGCCAAATCTGGTTTAATGAATGTCTCGTAAAGCCAGCGTGTAGCAGTTCGTTTAATGCCGTCAGCGCCTGTGTACTCCACAAGTTCTAATGCGTCAGGCACGGCTCCCGTATCAGCAACAAATTTGAATGCACCATCAGAATTTTTTGCGAAGTCTTCAATGTTTTTGATGATGTTGTCTTTGTTGCTTGACTCTGCAAGAGAATTGATCATGCGTGGGAACTTGCGTTTTTCACCAATCGTGAAAGGTCGTGAGCGTTCAATACTGACAGTCACGCCGTTCGGTGCAACAAAAGCAATTTTACTCATCGATGGACCACCAAGAAGTGCCAAATCGTCCGCCTCTATGTCGGCAGGTAATTGAATAGCACGAATCATTGCGCCATCTTCCATGTCAGGGTTTTCACTAAACGAACGCAGAACCGAAGAAGGAACAACAGGACGCAAAATGACACCATCTCGGCGAATCATTCTACCTTCTCCCCTTGGGGCACCTTTAAGCAGTTTGATTGAATCCGCTACTGAACGATTAAATTTATCTTTTTGAAAAGCGCCAGTTCTTGGGATTTGTGCCATGCGTTGAATTTGAATAGTTCTCGTATTGCTTGGATTTCCTTCTAATACTTCAGAAAGATTTTCTGCTCTTGCTGTTGGAAGTTTAGGGTTTACAAGTCTGCGTGCTGCTCGTGCAAGTAAAGCAAGCGGTCCTGGTATTTCAAATAGTTGCGCACCACAAGTAGAGAAACGGTTATCTGTAAATCGTCCGCCGAATGCAAAACCGGCAGGGCATCGTGCTTGTCTTCTGCGGTTTGGCTTTAATCTACTGAGTACACCTTGTCCTCCACCCGGTATTAAAGCACCGTAAACTCTTGAACGAATAGGTGAATTTGATGGAGAAATATTTCCTGGTGTTAGCGCTGATCCAACCGCCTGAGCCGCTCTACCTAATGGGTTACCTGAACCGATAATACCTGCTTTGGTTTCAATATCCTCAGCGTCGTCTTTCTCAACACGGTATCCACCGCCACGTTTCTTGTATTCGCGAACAAGCCAAGCATTTGCATAAGCAGACGGGTACACATTGAACTTCTTTTTTGCTTCCGCTTTCACCCTTGCGTAAAGTTCGGAGTCAGTCGGAATATTGACACCCTTGATTTCGGTTTCTTCGCAACAAGATGTGACTACATCAGACTTCATTGTGGACACATTGATTGGCTTCTTATCTACACGAGTCTGAGAGTTTTCGGCTCGGCGTTTCCTGCTTATAGCAGAAGCAATCTGCTCGGGAGTCATGCTCATTGCTCTAGATTTTTTTACACATTTTGGATACTTGCCCGTATTGGCGTCTCCTCTACCGCAAGACTCAAAACCTCCACCTTTTTTGGGACGAGATATATCAACCCATTCTTCTTCAAACCATTTACCTAAACCACCTCGTTTAGTTTCATCGCCAATAAAAGTTTCTGCACCCAAACGAGAGGTACGGGATTTTAGGTAAAGTTTTGCTTTAAAGTTTAAAAGAGCCCTATTCCCGTCCAAGGGTGTTTTGCGAACGTTGGATCCTTTGGTAAAAATAAACTGTGTTTTTGCGTTCTCGGGGTCAAAAAATAGTTCTTGCCCTAACGCAATATTTGTTCTTTTCATTTTCGTTTTCTCACGCATAGACATACGAAGTTTCCGTGCGAAATATTCAAAGTCTTGGTTGAGGTAATTGTTCATTTTGTCAGTTCTTTAGGTGCTAGTCGGTCTGAAAGGGATTTCCTTATTGCATATTGGGCACCAACCCACTGTTCCAAGAATATCAGGTTTAATACCTTCGTAAATCTTTGTGTACTAGTCAATAAGTTTTAGTCGTTTTGTTTTACGGGCTCCCAATACCCACAAGATAAACCTGACCCGCCCCAGATGTTGGGCTCCAAACCGCATCTACGGTTGGCGTACCAACGGGCGCGGGTTTGTAGGTAGGTCTTCCAAGACTATCTCCGCCTGCATATGTTGAAAGCGACTCAATCTCTTTTTTCATCATTAATTGATTGGCGCCAAGATTCTATGTTTTTATCGTTGATATTAAATGGAATTTTGTTTGGTTCGTTTTTGAGCATCAAACTGAAATCAGCAGACGATACTTTGTCTCCACTGACCATATACCAAACTTTGCCATCTGTCCCATGTACAGCAAAGCCGTCGCCATACGGGAAAACTCTTTCACTCGTATTCCCACTATATTTCGGTGAACCAATATCCATTTAGATAACGCTACCCTGTTCTAATTCGGGCATGGAATTTATTGCTGTCTGAAGCATCTTAACCCATGCTTTTGCTTGTGGAGTCATAATAGTCGGAGTCGCTAGACCTGAATCACTTGGTGCCATTGATTGCACCATATTTTTCATTTCGTCAAAAGATTTATCGTCCATAATTTTGGTATCAGGGAAGTTTTCTGTGAGCATTGTCAATAATTTTGCCTCAGCGAAAGCCTCCCAATTATTGGTTTGAGCATATTTTGAAGCAGAGCCAAGAACAGGCATAATTTCGCTTGGTTTGATGCCTTTAGTATTTATTCTTGTCGAATCAAAACCTAAAGTTTCGTCAAATAGTTGTTTCCCTTCTTCCAAAAACTTTTCAATTGTTTGACCACCAAGTTGGTTTTCTACAAGTTCTCTAATTTTTTCAACTGAAGAAATACTGTCATTGTCTTCAAAAGAGTACATTGAAACTTTATTATTTTTAACTGAAATCAATGCTTCTCTAAACAGTTTCTTTTTAGGGTCAAGACCTTCGCTAAAATTGTTAAGAATAAAACCCAAATTATCCATTACTGAATCAGAATCTAAGTCATTATCGTTGTGGGCTATATTTTTTGCATATACAGCAAAAAGAGAATTTAAATTTGGTGTAGATGTATAACCAAAAATTTTTGCCCGCATTCTTTTATCGTTGAATGCTATTTCAACATCTTCCCAATCAGTATCGGGGTCAATATTGTAAGAAACAGCAAACTTTGCGCCAATAAAAGTGTCGCCAATTTTTGAACCTTGTTTTTTGATTTGTTCAAGCGCTGGTGGGTCGGATGCTGTTGAATTTATGCCTAGCGTTTTTAAAACTTCCGCATAATGGGCGACATGAGATAGTTCGTGTATTGAAAGACCTATTTGATAGTCATCGGTTCCTGCAATTTTTACAGAGCCGTTAAACATGTCCCCTTTTTCCATTGCGTCACCACCGGCGCCAACATTACTTATCAGCAGTGAATCAGCATAAAATCTTGTTGCTGAAATAATTTTCCCGTCAGGGTAATCCGCTATCCACGCATAAGCCGAAGCAGTTTCAGGTCCGCCATCACCTGTTTGATGTATCTCAAATGTGAATGCTCCACGCAAAGAAGGATTGTCTTGCATATGCAATTCTGCTCCCGCGAGAGCCTCAACAAAACCTCTTCCTATTTCTTTACGGACAGCGTCACGACCATCTTCTGTCTCCAACATTGATTTGATTTTTTCTAGTTGGTCAGCGGTGTTTCTCAATCGTTCCTTTGATGCATCATCAACCCCATCTTCATCAGATTTATTTCTCAGTCGGGAAATCCTTGTAGTTAACAAATCACCTCTTAAATCATTCATCCCACCATCAAGCATTTCTTTCATGCTTCTTGACTTAGGGATACCCATTTTTGCAATCAGTTCATCACCGTATTCTTCAACTTCTTTGTTTTTTGCGTCGGGAACATATTTGTCTAAAAGTTTTGTGATTTTTGCATCCAACTCTGTGTTGAAAGAATCAGCGTCAAATGTAACTTTTGCTAAATCATCTTTTCTTATTGAAGCATCAGGTGGAGCCGCATTTGCTTTAGTGATGTCATCGGTTGGGGAGCGCGTATCTACTTTGGATTTTTCTATTTTGGGTGTATTGACTACATCTGTTGCGCCGCTTAATTCTGAGATCAAGTTGTCATCAATTTCTTTCTGTTTTTCTTTTTTCTCTTTACGCCTTTTTAGGTTCGCTAGAACAAAGTTTCTTGCATCAACTAAGGCATCTTTTTTAAGTTTTGACGCAATTGCATCTAGTTGCTCTTTCCTTTGGTCAGATATTTTTCCTCTTTTTTGAAGAGACTCGGTAGCGAACTCTAAAACCTGAGCCCCACCAGCCCTCAATAAAAGCATGCTCATTAATGTGGAATCAGTAAGAGAACCTGAACCGTCCACTTGCATATAATCCATTGCTTGCAAAGCCGCGAGTGCTGTTGCTTTTGCGCCGTTTCTTACGTTTTCGCTTTTTAAGATGCCTTTTGCGCCGTCAATCATTTTCCCTACCAAAGCAGCGGCTCCTCGTGCCGCCGTCTCCGCGCTAGGTATCAAACAATTGGACATTTGCATGTCGGTGAATTGGTTTGCGTTCGGAGTACCTGGTGGGCATCGCAATTTACCTAGCGCATCCACTATCACGCCAGACGCACGAGCAGCACGTGTTCCAACAGAATCTAGATCGGGTCTATCTTTTACGGTCGGTCCGAGGAATCCTTTAAAAAGTAAAAGGTTTTCTTGAACTACCGCAACGGATTTGCGATACTCTGCGACTCTTTCGTTTGCGTCAAAAGCGCGAGACGATTTAATCATCGCCTCTCCTTATCAGTCGCTTGAATCTGACGCTTTATTAATCGTTGACATTGAAACCACATCATCATCCTCTACTTCTTTTTTCTTAGAAGCCTTTTTGGGTTCCACTTTTTCTTCAACAACTTTTTCAACGACTACTGGTTCTTCTTTGACTTCAACCTCAACAACAGCAACCTCTACTTCAGGTGTCACCACCACAGGGGCTTGTTCTTGTTTTGTATCAAAAAGGAGCCCTGAAGTGTTTACCGAATCAACAGGTTGATTTAGTTTTTTCACTTGTCAAAACCTGTTTCAATTTCAAGCATCTCAAGTTCCATCAAACTGCTCAAGAACTCTTTTGCTTCATCGTCAAGGAGAACTTTCTCGTTTGGTTTCTCTGAATTCCATGATTCTGGAATCATGTCTTCTTTGCCGAGTTCCTTAGCACGCTTCATGCAATGCATCTTCGCTTCGTCTTGATCTTTTGCACGACCGACAGCCATAATTGCCATCTTCAAGTCCTCTTCATCCTTGATTGGGTAAGAGCCGTCTGCCATTGCCATTCCGCCCTTAGCCATTTCCATGCGCTCATCTTCGCTATACATTGCTTTTAAAGCAATGTCGGCTACTTCTTCGTCAATGTCGGCTGCTTCCTCTGGCTCATATTCATCAAAGCCAAGAATTTCACCGTCAACACCAACATAAACATCGTAAGATTTTCCGTCTACGCCTTCAATCTCTACGGCGTAAGCGTCATATCCGTCAAACATGTCTGCGTCAACAGAAACAACTTCACCATCAATTGACTTTGTTGCAATAGCGGAAGCCTCACTGAACGAAATCACTTTCTGACCAGGAACTGTTGCTACTTCGCCAATCAAGTCTTCATTGAGAAGATGCCAACCCATGCATTCACCGCTTGAACCATCAAAGTAAGCCTCAACAGGTTTTCCGTCTTTGCGTTGAACATCAACAACAAAAATATCAACTTCATCTGCGTAGCCCGAGTCAAGAACTTTCCCTGCAAACATACTTTCAGCCATACCTTCAACCTCTAGAAGACTTGGCATTGTGTCTTGCTGTTCGCAACCACCTGGGCATGATGCACAAATTTCTGAACCGCCCGCATAAACCCGACGCTCAATAGCGCAAACAAAAGCAAGATCGTCATAGTCAGCCGACTTGACGCCCATTGTTTCCATGCGCTTCGCACGAGCCTTCTTGCGTTGCTCCATCATTTTTTCAATTTCGCCGTACATTTTTTCTTCTTCGTCGTCAAGATCTTCTGGCATGTCTTCTTCTTCGTCGTCTTCTTCTTCGGCGACCATTGGCATTGCAGGCTTCTTTTTCTTTTTAGGAGTAGGCATATCCTCGTCCATCACGGCGATGTCTTCTTCTAACTTTGCACCCTTTTCTTCGGATGCAGTGACCCACTCACTCTTTTCGCCCTCAACCGGCGTTGCTACTTCTGGTGCAGCGTCATTGGGTACGGCTTCTTCTGTTTGGGTCACAGCCTTTGCTCCGCACTTACCACAAACTTTTGCACCCGGCTTGTAACCACAATCTTTGAGTTCTAAACCTTTTGCGCACTCAATTCCGCCGTCTGCCAAAAGTTTTACTATCGGTGTTTCGCTAGCCATGTTCGTGGACTCCTTATAGTGCATTGTTTTGGCAATGCACCGTGATGGATTAGAGCAAACAGAGCATGGTGTCAAGCGTTTTTCGCCTGACATCAAACACTGATACTTTGCTGTTTTTTGTGGTAAACCTGTTATTGAAGTATAACTCATCTTAGTCTTTTGTTTTTGCTACAAATGGAACCAACATAAAAAGGTTTTAATTATTTACATTGTGTCCATAATGTTGAGTAACGCATCAAACGCATCGTCTGTTGCGCCGCCAATTTCAACCTGTACACCTTCTTCCGTAACCTCTGATTTCATTTGATAATAATCCAAAATTGGATCTAAAAGTTCTTTAACTTCGTACAAACTATGTTCTGGTGAAGAAATTAAAAGTGTTTCTTTTTCATCAACCGACAAGGATTTGGCTTCAATATCAGACATAGCGCCACCCGCACTCAAGACTTCTTTGAGAAGATTGAAGGCGTTTTGTAGTTTTGCCATGTTGCGAGAGTTGATAACCCTGCCCGCCTTAACTTCAATGTCTTCCTCGGCATCTTTGCCCATGAGTTCAGAAATAGCCGCCATCAACATTGGAATCATGCTTTGTGGGGTCATGCTCTCCCCACCGCCACAACCACAGTCGTGTTCTTTTTCTGAGTCATAGTAAGGCATTTCTATGACACCACCTTTATCGTCGTCGCCCTCCATAATCCAGTTATCTTTATCTGCCATGTAGTTGATGAAGTCAGGTTCTTCGTTCATGAATTCTTTTAGAACCTCGTAAGCCTTTTCGTTGCCCTCGTCTTCGTTTTCAAACTCAACGTCCTCAAGTTGCATCTCTTGTTCGCCCTTTGGTGTGTCTTCTTCGGCAAGACGGGTAGCAAGTTGTTCCATCATTTCGTATCCCTTTTCCTCACCATCAAGGAAATCAAAGATTGATTTGAGTTCTTGTTCGTTTAAGGAATCTAGAGATTTGCCCGGCGTGATCATTCTGCCTAACCGCCTACCGAACTCTGAATCGTTCCAATTATTCTTCCTTAACTTGCCTCGGCAGTTCTTCATGCCGGGGTGATGGCATCCTTCGTTCGGCCAGAGACCAGTGGTTTCATGGTGTAGCCACGCGCAGATATTGCTCAACGGGTATAACTCGGGGTGGTTTGCGAGGATTACTCGGCACCGACGGAAACCGCCTGGCTTTCGCATAATTGGGCGCCAATAGCGCAACAACTTTTCAAGGTTGCCTCTGCGAGGACCGTAGCCTCGTGTGCGTGCAGTGATAATTTCCTGAGGAATGATTCCGCCAAGAGGGTCAGCCTTTTCGGGGGACTTTGGTTTTACGCCTGCTGGAACTTGTGGGTCTTGTTCCATTCGGTAGCGGTCTTCAAAACGGCGTTCACCATCAGAGCCACTTGGTTTATCTCCGTCAACATTTACATATACGGTTTGTGGTTTAACTCTCGTAGGTTCGCCAATCATGAACTGATCGTCTTCGTAATGATAGGAAACACGCATTGTGACTATTTCGCCTGTTTCCCCTCTGTGGTCAAATATGACGCTGTTTGGGTCGGACTCACGAATTCTTACTGAGCCGCCGAATTTTTTTGCTAAGGCGTATGGGAGATTTTCTTTGCGTCCTTTGTCAGGCATGGGAGCATCAACTGCGTCATCGTTGCCATCTTCTTCTGACTCTTTACGAGGCTTCTCTTCTTCGGGCTTTTGTCTTGCCATGCTGCTTGCTAAAATGCGCATCAGTAATGAACGACCTTGTTCTGTGAGTTTGCCATCCTCGCCACGCATCTGACCTTTGATGCTCTCGTTTTCGTTTTGCCCTTCAACAGATTTGATTGAGATAGTGCCAGTGAGTTGATTTGCGCCGTGAAGAACAGGGCTTGCTTCGTAGAGTTCAACTTTTTTAAGAACATTGGCTTGACGCTTGGGATCAAAATCTGCGTCTAATGTTTTGTAGCCAATTGACCACTCTTGTTCCTCTCCAAAGAAAGCAACATCAGCAAAAGCCTGTTTCCCTCGTTCTGATTTCAGGTTGAATTGAACTTTGGCGTAAAGACCGCCAATCCCCGCAGCACGCATTTTTATTGGGAGACGAGGGTCGGAGGCTGGTACTTCGTACATTTCAAGAACTTTGCCAATAGGTTCATTCCAGTTGTGACCCCACACAACTCGGGGTTTGCGCCTCTTTAGACTTTCGTTGAAAGCACCCGGCACGATGATGTCACCCACAGAGTCTTTGTTCCCGATACCAGCAACGAAACATTCAACAACGCCAAGTGCCTCGTCAATGTTGAATTGACCTTGGAGTGCTTTATATTGCTGTGATTCAGATAGTGCTGTAGGCATGGTACTCCAAAAAATGTTTGTTTATTAACAATAAACTATTTGGAGCGCCAAAAAATGAACACTTTAAGTATATTGGGGGTATTTTACTGAAACTACCCCTCGTTGAATCCGAAACGGAGACGGCAACGGCAGTTAAAAGTGAGTGCGGGTGGGGCTATCGGGTCGCCAGGAAAACGCAACACCATTCCGTCAACAACAAACCCATCACCAAAATCTACTGTTTTCCCTTCAAGAAATTTATGCGCAGTACGAACACGAGAATCTTTTCGGGTTAGCCAAGTCTTAGTAAAATTACCTGTGCTGTCTTTGCCTGCCAAATATACGCCCCCGTTATAGGAAGACTGTGCTTCATGTTCGGCAATGTCTCGTTTACGCTTGGAAATAAGTTTCAAGAATATTGCGATTAAAGCCAGACGTAGAAGAACTGATCTTTCTTCTTGATTTTCTTCCATCAACGCTACAGCAATAGCCGCGGCAATTTCCGCTCCTGTACTTGTATTGGCTTCTTGCACCCTTGCAACTTGTTGTTGGGCGAGTTTCTCAACTTCTTGAGGATTAAGGGATACCTGCTCGCTAGTTCTAGAAGCAACATATTCTTTTGCATCTTGATAGATGGCAACGATTATTGGTTCCAAATCATCTGCAAGTTGTTTGTTCCAAACCTCAGGGTCAAAGACCATGTCTACAGTCAGAGCACCGCTTGTCAACGCTTTCATTCCTCGTTTACCAAATGCTTTCTCCATGACGACTCTTTGTTGTCTCTCAAATAGTCGTTCAAGGGCGCGGTCAAGAATCTCAGTCCATCTTTCGGTGTCTGTGTCCGCTTTGGTTTCAAGGTCGTTGAGAAACTTGAGTTGCATTTCGCTCTGAATCTTTTCAAACTCAGAGAGTTGTTGATCAGGTGTGAGAGCCGCTGTTTCTGTTGGTGCTTCCGCTGGTAGGTCTGGCGCAGGTACTGGCGCTGGCGGTGCGGGTTGTGGCATTTCCATAGCACCTTCTTGTGGTGGGAGACCACCGGGGACAGCGTTTGGATCAACACCCGCCATATCAACTGGCTGTTGTTCTTCAGGTTTAAACGGTTTCTCTGTGTTGGCAATAGGTGTGAGGTTCGGGTTAGACAGAAGACTGTCAGCGAGTTCGGACTCAACCTTTTTACGACCTGTTGCGTTTCGGTATTCGTTAAGGCTGATCAAGCCTTGCTGAAATTCGTCCATGACATAGCGTTCACGTTCTTGTTTGGCGAGAATAAGAATTGGAATATCGTCAGTATCAAAGTCAACATAATATTTATCGTCAAGTTCATCAAGCGCCCGAGCAAGAGTGTGAAGATGAGGTGCCATTGTTTCCATCCAAAACACTCTTAATTCTTCAGAAGCGTTCGCAAAAGTTCTGCCAGCGGCGTTACCTATAACTGATTCAGGAACACCGAACGCGGCGAAGATTTCATTCTTTTGTATTTCACGCATCTGTGTATAAGCGGCGTCTCTTGGTGACGCGGAAGTATCCACATAGTCAACTCCTGCTTCTGAAGCAATAACTGTCGTAGAACCTGTTTTGGAAAGGTTGCCACGAAAACGGTTTTTTAACTCTTGTTTGTCATCGTCTTCCATGTCGCCACGAACAACAAGTAACCCGCCAGGTCGTCCATCATTTAGAAGATAGTTGCGGTTATAAAGTTTTGACAAAGTTTCTAATTCAATCGCTATACCAGCAGATTCCATTGGGGTCATTGAAAGGTATGGATCTAGCGGATGTGGTCTACGGATCCAACAAACATCTTCTGGTTTGAGGGTAAATTTTGTGCCGTTACGCATATCTACTTCAAAACCTGACACAAATTTTTTCGGGTCAGGAAGCGGAGCAGTAAATTGAGGAGGAAGAAGTTGTAGGGCAATAATTTTGCCGTCACGAGAACGAACCTTCTCAATGAAAACACCTCTTGTACTCATCAAAAGTTGTGCTGAAATTCTGTACCTAAAAGCAAAAGAATTTTCGCCCTCATTTGATTTTGAGTTAAAAATTTCTAGCAACGATTCGTTACTTTTAGTTTTTTCCCCACGTTGGTCGTTGCCTTTTCTTAAAATTACAGGGAGTCGGGCTTGGTTTCCTGCGATTGCATCGATACACCGAAAAACCCAAGTAACTTTTTGCATACCGTCTCGGTACGCACGCTCAATATCCCAACCATCTTTATACGGTTTTCCTGCCCGTTGAGTATCAAACGCAATAGGGGCGCCAGGATTGGACATCGCTTTTTCACTGATGTTCCTAAGATCTTTATTGTTATTACTGTTCCAAGCCATTATTCAGATCCCAACAGATACCCATAGATTCCGCAAGCAATACCACCAGTAATAAATCCCGCAGGCGGAAATATAAGACCAGTACCTAACGCAACGCCTACGACGAATAGAAACATCAGACAGTTTGCAAGGTTGCGGCGTGTGGCGAATAACTTAAGTTTGCGATAAATATCCATTGAGACCGTCACCTTAGCAAATGAAAGACCTATTTAATACTACATTATGTATCTACCTATTTTTACGAGGGCTAATGGCTGACTGGGATAAAATTTACGAATACCTTCAACCGAAGGAACCTTTGTTTTGTCCTGAGGAAGCATCGTTGACTCAAAAAGTTTTTTTGAGAAGTTATTCACTTGAAGGTCTTTTTGGTGGGGCGGCTGGCGGAGGTAAGTCTTCTGCGTTGTTGATGTCTGCTTTGCAGTATGTAGATGTACCTAATTATTCAGCCATTTTGTTCCGTCGCACATATGCGGACTTGGCTTTGCCTGGTGCGCTAATGGATCGTTTCCGTGGTTGGGTTTCGGCATACGAAGATGTTCATTGGAACGCCAATAGTTATGTTGCAACATTCCCATCTGGTGCCCGTGTTTCGTTTGGATATCTAAATAACACAAACGACTACCTGAGATATAAAGGCTCGGAGTTTCAGTTTATTGGCATGGACGAGGTGACAGAAATCCGTGAGAATGATTACAGGTATATGTTTTCTCGTTTGCGCCGACCTGCTTCTGGTCCTCTTTCTAAGGTTCCCCTACGAATGCGTTCAGCCTCTAACCCTGCCCCTAACTGGGTTCGGCAGAGATTTATTGTGGAAGGCAAAAATGAGCAGCGATTTTTTGTACCTTCATTTTTAACTGATAACCCAGGAATTGATGCCGAGTCATATCGTCAGGCATTGTCCGTCCTTGACCCTGTTGAGCGCCGAAGGCTTGAATTTGGTGACTGGTGGGCAACCACTCTTGGAACATTGTTTGACAGAACTGACTTCCCGATTATTGATGGAGCAGACGTCCCAACAATCACTAGCGCTGCTCGTGCCGTAAGGTATTGGGACTTGGCGGCTACAGAACCGCACTCAGGTAATACCGACCCTGACTGGACGGTGGGAACATTAATGCTTTTTGACCAAGGAATTGCCTACATTATGGATGTTCGCAAGATTAGGGCAAAATCAGACAAAGTAGAAACCTTTATTTCGCAGACCGCTCAAGAAGACGGCAAAGCCGTGGCTATCCGAATGGAGCAGGAACCGGGTTCTTCAGGTAAAGCATTGATAGACCAATATGCAAGATACGTCGTGCCGGGTTGGGATTTGGAGGGAATTCGTTCATCAGGCGATAAACAAACCCGAGCGAGACCATTTGCCGCGGCTGTTGCTAACGGCAATGTGCGTTTAGTGCGTGGGAAATGGATTACTGACTGGTTGGATGAAATATCTTCGTTTCCCGAGGCTTGTAATCATGATGACCAAGTGGACTCGGCGGTTGGAGCATTTACTTTTTTAACTGGTTTAGGGTTGCCTCAAAGGAAAAGAGCCACTATCATCGTCTAGGTAAACCTATACCACTATTGCCGAGAGGATTAAACTAATGAATAAAACGTATAAATCCCCAACCAAAACGCAGTTAAAAACTGCAACTAATCAAAGCAAAGATGTAATTGCTGAATGGGTGAAAAAGTCAAGAAAAAATCTTGAACTAAGCCAAGAGGGTTTAGCAGAAATTGCAGGCATTGATCGCAAGACTATTAACCGAATTGAGAACGGTCACTTTTCTCCAAGCATTGAAACCTTGGTCAGAATTTCTGTTTCACTTAACTCCAAAATTCCTTCACTTGTATGAGCGAATTCCCTTTTAAAAATGTTGACAGGCTTAAGCCTTTCCTTGAATTTCGTAAAGCGTTAATGGCGGTAGAAGAAAGCGCTTTACAAAATTTAGAAACAGACGATGAGCAACTATGGTATGACACCCTTGTCTTGCTTCACTCAATCAAAGGTGATGTTGCTTCTATGTTTACGCAATATTCAAACCTGTTCGCAAACAAAATTGAGACCGATGAAGCAACAGCATCTAACGGTCAAAAGATTGAGAAGAAATCGGCGTTTGATCGCAAAGGATGGAAGCACGAAGATCTTGCTTCTGAGGTTTTACGGAGACTCAATGATTTGTCTGTTGATATGGATACGGGCGAAGTTGTCATGTCAGCCAATGAGGTTGCTATGAAACTTCTTGACTATGTACAACCTTCTTATTGGCGCATAAAAGAGTTGTCAAAACTAGGTATCAATGCAGATCAATACTGTGAAGTAGGCGAACTTAAAACAAGCATCATCGTAAGAAAGGAACAATAATGAATAACATTTATTCACAACTCACAGAATCTTTTCCACCCGAAATGGAAAAACGCCTCAACAAAGGTGGCGCGAACTTGGTCTATGTGCCAATTAGTGAGGTCATCAACCGTATGAATAAAGTTCTCGGCGTGGAAAATTGGTCGTTCACTGTCAAAAATTGGCAACAACTTGGAACATCAATCGTTGCCCAAGTTTCTGTCGTCGCAACTATTGAAGGCAATACCGTTACCCGTGATGGTGTTGGCGGACAAAAAATTAAAATGTCCAAAAATGGTGACCCTGTTGATATTGGGGACGAAGTTAAAGGCGCTGTTTCGGACGCTTTGAAGAAAGCGGTTCAGACTCTTGGCATTTGCTTGTATCTTGCCCGCTCAGAAGAAGCAATTGAAATAGAGCAAGCAATGGAAGCCACTGCGGTTGTATCTTTAGCGCCTGTTGTCTCTCCTAAATATGCGCAGTTCAAAACATTACTTGAAGCCAAAGATGAAAATAAAGCAAAGATTAAAAGTTTTTGGTCTAACTATGGCGGAGGTCGCCCTGTTCCTAAACCATCAGAGTTCACCGAAGAAGAACTTGATGTGCTTATTACAGAACTAATTTCTTACCAGTTTGAAGGATCAGTTGTCGTGGAAACGCCGACACCTAAAAAGACCAAATCTCCCGAGATGCCACCTCGCAAAGATATTGACTAGTGTGCTCAATGCCCCTGAATATCTCTCACCGAGTTCAATAAGCACATTTCAGCAATGTCCGTATAAGTACAAACTTTCTCGGATTGATGGGCTTAAAGAACCTGCAACAGAGCATACATTGCTCGGCAATTATGTGCATTCCATTTTGGAAGAGTTCTACCGTCTTGATGCATCACAGCGGACAGTGTTAGGTGCTCGGACTTTATTTCGTTCTATTTGGGATAACTATTCTGAAGAAGTCATCAATATTTATCGTGGTAACAAAACTCGTATCAATGAATTTAGGTTAAGGGCGCGTTACTGCATAGAAAACCTTATGGCGATGGAACCGTCTGATGCAATTGAGTTTGACGGTATTGAGACAGAACTAAATCACTCCGTGCTTGGCGTTCAAATCAAAGGTTTTATTGACAGATGGGTAGTCAAAGAAGGAAAAATAAATATTGGAGATTACAAAACAGGCAAAGTTCCTCAGTTGCGATTCCGAGATGACAAATTTGACCAACTACTTATTTATGCGGTTATCTTGTCCGAAATTGAAGAGAAGGAGATTGGTACCTTAGAGTTGCTCTACATTAAAGACGGGGTTAAACTAACCAAGGATCCAACTCAAGAAGATGTAAATAGAATAAAAACAATGTTAGTGGAAGTAAGAAGCGCCATAGATGAACGATGCCAAACGGAAGTTTTTGAAACCAAAGTCGGTGTATTGTGCGGATGGTGTCACTTTAAACCTATATGTCCTGCATGGAGTAAAAAGAAATGAACGACGAAGCATTCTCGCGACTTGTCGCAGAAGAAGTAAAAAACAAAGCATCCGAAGCACAAAAAAAATATTTGTCAATGCCTGAAAATCTAGATAGATGGAAGCGGGCGTTGCAGTATCTCGCCACAAACCTTGAAGAACAAATCAAAGAAATTGATCGTCAAGAAAAATTACGCTCAATTCAATATAAGAGTTTAGGTGAGGAAGGCGACCTTTTGCTCGCCGAGGCTTCAGCAAACTCTGGTGTACGTAGATCAAAAATTGACAGGTTCAGATTTTTTGTGTCAGCCAAACTTGATGAAGTTTCAAGGATGGTTGCATCTGTTTCTGATGATGGTTCTTCAGATGATTTTCATCGTAAAGCAATAAAAAAGTGGTGGTCTCTAATGCAAGAATTTGAGATGGAACCAACACGAATAGACCATGCGCTTTATGCGTCGCTAGATGGCAAATGGGAGTTTGACGAACTTAGCCTAGAAAACAACTTTGACGATTTTGAAGACTAGGAAATTGTCTTTTGACCCGTCAACGACTGTTCCTTGACACATCGTGTGTTGATGCGGCAAGAGAACGGCTACGCCATGTCTACAACACTTTTGACACTGTCTGCTACCAATTTTCTGGAGGGAAGGACAGCACAGCCATAATTTATTTGGCTAAAGAAATACACGAAGAAAGAAACCTTGGAAAAGTAAAAGTTATTTTTCGTGACGAAGAAATGGTTAGCCCTGCCGTAATCAGATTTGTTGAAAAAGTTCGGCAATACGATTGGGTTGACATGGAATGGTATTGCCTTCCATCGGGTCAAGAGATTTGGGTTTTAGGTAGACGAGAATATGTTTTGTTGTGGTCACCCCAACGACGAGAAGATGGTCGTTTAATAAGAGAAATGCCTGAGTGGGCTATTAAGGCGGAACATTTTGGTTTAGATCCGTCTAAACCCTGTCCGAATCTTGTTGATTATTACACCATGCAAGGCAAAAAAGGTAGAACTGCCTTCGTTATGGGTGTTAGAGCAAACGAGTCAATGGTTAGGTATCGGTCGTGTGTTCAAAAACTTCACGAAAATTATATTGTTTCCCCGTTCCTACTGCAAAAATCTATTCCATTAAAATTTGCAAAAGTTATTTACGATTGGACAACTGAAGACGTTCTCAAATTCATTATTGACGAACACAAAGCCGAGTATTGCGAATATTATGACTTGGCTGAATTAACTGGAAGCAATAGTCGTGTTGGGATACCGCTTCACTCAGTTGCAATTCGGAGAATAGGTGATGTTGTTGCAACCGAACCAGAGTTCTACGACCAACTTGTTCGTTGTTTCCCGCAGATAGACGCACAACGAAGATACTGGGCGGATTTCAACATTGAGACACTCATTTTAAATTATGCGGTCAATGGGTGGGATGGTGTTTCTGAGTGCATAGATGACCACATGCTGACGCCAGGTATCCGCTTAGACGCACTAAAATTTGCTTCCGCGTTTCGCAAAAAACGTGCCGTAGATCCTCACGGGTTCCCCTTGGAGTATCTAATAAGAACTTTGATGTTAAATGAATTCCATCAGTCAACACCAACACCCGTAGGACCCAAAACAAGAGCGCACACAATGAGGCTTAAAGCCATAGAGGCTGGAGAGGATTACTAACTATGAAAATTGTTGATGTAAGTAATAAGGTTTTAAAAATATCCCCATGGGGGGCAACAAGTATTTTACGACCTGAAAAGATGTTATTGAGGGTCTCTTTGTTGGAACACGGTTGGCTTCAACCGCTTGTTGTGAGATCGTCAGACAACACAATCATTGACGGTTATCAGCGTTATCTTATTTCTGTGGACGAAGACAAGTTTGTGAAGAAGCACGGGAGTTCTATCCCTGTTCTATATCAGGATGTGGATGAAATTGATGCAATGGTTCTCCATGTGAGATTGAACAGGGCTAAGGGTTCGGTCAACTCTTACGCTTTAAGTAGGCTGATTAAAAGAATAATTTCGTCAAATAAATATGATGAAAACGACTTGGCTAATTTGTTTTTAATGCATGACGACGAAATAGACCTTCTCATGTCTGATGGTTTATTAAAGAAAAAGAATTGGCAGAAGTACGAGTATTCTCGTGCTTGGGTTCCGATTGAGGTAGCCAAACCCGCATCGGAGGATTCTATGCAGATTGAGCGACCTCCAAACAAAGATCGTTAGATATTGCCAATAGATGATATGTGGTAAAATTCGGGTAGTCCTTTTCAGGAGAGTACCCATGCCACGACCAAGAATGACGGAAGATGTTGAATTCCGAACAGATGTAGATGCTGACGGCGGTGTTGTTCGTCGTGCCCGTTTTGTTAGTCGCCCTCGTGTCGTGGGTGGTCGTAGGGTTCCAGGTAATGCAAGATATTACCGCCGTCGTCAAGCACAACTGAACGCAGCAAGAAGGCAACGCCGTGGTGCTGTCGCTGGTGCCCGTAATGCTGCTCGTCGTGGTCGTGCTGCCGAAAGAACAGCGCGTGGTGCGGGTCGTACGGGTCGTAATGCAGGCAATCCAAGAACAGTAACCCCAAGAAGCGCTGGAAGCGCAGGTCGTCGTCGTGGCGGTGTCAGGGGGGCTCTTGCTCGTGTCGCTAGAGGTGTTGCTGACAGGCTTGAAAGACGCCGCACCCGTCGTCGCTAACAATCGGAGGTAACCGATGGCTTTAGTGACGGTATCTGATCTAAAGACTTACATGGATATTAGTTTTTCTAATAGGCAAGAAGACGCTGCCCAATTTGTTATTGATGGTCTTCAAAGCGAGTTGGAAACATATTTGCGCCGACCCATTGAGGTTGCATCATTTGTGGAGACTTATGTTCTTGATTCTGACCATGTTGGTTTGCCAATGGGTTCAAGTCTTTTCAACGATGTTTACAACTCCACCGATGTTGACCCTGTTGGAATTATTACTTACGGCACACCACCTCCAACAATTTATTTAAAGAATTCTCCTGTTATTTCCGTTCAAAGCGTTACCGTCAAAAATCTTTCGGAAGTTCAGCAAACTTTAGGTGAGGCACTAAAGAGGCAAGCAACAGTTAGTTCAGTAACGGTGTCAGGCTCCAATGCTGTCTACACTGCTTCTAGTCACGGTATGACTGTTGGTCAGACAGTGTCTATAACGGAGATGTCTAGTAGCGCATTGAATTTAACTTCAAAGGTGATTACTGCTGTTGCGACCAATACGTTCACTGTTGTCCAGAGTGGTCTCTCAGCAGGAACCTACGCTGAAGCAGGCACTGCAAATGCATACGGTTACGACTACACGGTTCGCACATATGGCATTGATTATTACCGTGGGTACGCCAACGACAATGTGACCATAACTTACACTGCTGGTTTGGCTGGCGACGGAATCAAAATGTTTAAGTTAATGATTCTTCGCGCTGCGGCTCGTGAAGTACAAAACATGCACGACGATGTTGTAGGTATTAAAGATCTCGGTGCTCGTGAAGTTGCTTTACAGGAAACAGGTTTCTTGGAAAAAGAATTGATGTCTGTGAAACGGTGGCGCAGAAACAGGATTGGTTAAATCGTGCCAAGTAATCTGCGAATCAAAATCAAAGTTGACGCCCGAGCGGCTATAGCAAGAATGAACGCCATGGAGCGCCGTTCTAAAGATTTTCGTCCTGTTTTTAGGTGGGCTAAAAGAGAACTAGAAAAAGCAAACGCAGAAAACTTTGCACGAAACGGTTTACCGGTTGGTGGATGGTCTCCTCTTAAACCTCGTTACGCAGCATGGAAAGCAACTAAGTTCCCAGGCGCTCCAATTATGGTGGCGTCTGGAAAACTGTTCAGAGAATTGCGATCCTTAAACGGTCCTGCCAACAGCATTAGATTGAGATCAGCAACTTTTGGTACGAATTTAGAGTATGCAAAATTCCATCAATATGGAACGAGTAAGATGCCTAAACGACAGATTGTTTACGAACCAAAACAATTTGCTGAGCGTCTTGCAATATTGGCAGCAGATTATGTTTCAGATGGAAGAACAAGATAAATGAGCACACCAGTAACAGACTTGATGCACGGGGCACAGTGGGCTAAGTACTATGTCAACACATATTTGAACAGCGATTTGCCTAACAGAATCAACCGTTATCGCTCAGGTTGGAATCTTGACTCAAATGAGTTGCCAACACCTGAGTTCTTTTTGACCTATGAACCCATCGCTTTAGATCACTGGCCGACAATTATTACGGTATGTTTATCAAGTTCTCCTTTTGAGCGCATGATGCAAGGCATTCAAGGTGATCCCCTTTATAGGGTCACCTATAATATGCGCACCTATATTTGGACAAAAACTGAGGGTTCGGAAGCCGTCACATTAATGCGAGATAGGTTGACAACGGTTGTTCGCTCGGCATTGATGGATAAACCTTGTTTGACACGGTATGACAGCACTTTTGATGCCGATGTGATGGTTGACGAATCTTCTATTACTGAGGAGTTTTCTGATTTAACTCTGATAAAAGGTGACCGAGTATTAGCAGGTGCTTATTTAGGCTACAATTTAATATTGAACGAAGTCATTTATAGAGATCAAATTGCGGCTATAACTGGTTACGAGATACAAAATTACAACATGCGCAATACGGGAGCAACTTACTAATGGAACCAAGTTACGGTAAAACAGGCTCAAAAGGCACTATGCGTGTCTGGAATAAGACCAATGGGTATCTTGATGTGTCTAAAGAAGGACATTTACTTATGGGTCAGACCGCTGCCTGGGTTGAGGAAACCGATGAAATCGTTGCCCTTATTGATGGCGGATTGTTAGAAGTTTTAGAAGGTCAGTTAAGCAAGGTATCTTCAGCCTCATCTGACGAAAATTCAAAAAAAAAGAAGTCTTTACCTACAACAGATCAGCCGCCCCTCAGTTCGGGCACAGAAAATCTAGTTGTTGCGGTTGAGAATAAAAAAGATGAAAAAGAAATAGTCCCATCAAATAATGATGTTTCTGTTAAGACAGTTTAAGTAATGTATACTCGTTTTACGGAAATTTCTTCAACTCAAATGGAGGGTGCTAGATGCCCGGCGTAACAATCTCAACAGCAGTTCGTACAGGCGCAACAAATACTGGCACTGCACCAGCAGCAACATTTTTTCTTTTAGGTACAGCGGAGCGTGGAAAAGGCTCTGTAGCCGTACCCGTTACTTCGCTTTCAGACTTTGAAACAAAATTTGGTGAGCATGTAACTGGCTCTTACTCGTGGTATTCCATGAAAACATTCTTCGAAGAAGGTGGCGTAAGCGCTTACTTCGTTAAAGTTAATGCCGCCGCTGGCGTTGCGGCAACAAATGCATTCACAACCGCAACTGGTGCAGGACCTGGTGTAACTTTTACGGCAGTAAGTAAAGGCGCTTGGGGTAACACGGCAACATTCGTGGTAGCCAATAACACAACCACTTTTGACGTGACTATCGCCTATAGCGGAACAACCATTTTTTCTGGCACGGGCTACACCTCGCTTACCGAATTGGTCACTGCAGCGAATGCAGATACGACACTGGCGAACTATTACACCTGCGCTCTGACATCTGGTGCAGATGCTTCACACCTTTTGGCGACATCTGCTTCTTCTTCGGCAGTTAACGGAGCGGACGGAACTGTAGCGAAAACAGATTTCATTTCCGCAATTTCTTTGTTCACCGAAGAACTTGGCGCAGGCGCTGTAGCGGCACCTGGTATCGCTACAGGTTCTTCAGATGCAACTTTGTATGATGCTCTTCGCACACACGCAGCCGCAAACAATCGTATTGCGTTGGCAGGTTTTGCTTCAACAAACACTTTGGCGCAGGCTCGTTCCGCTTCAACTGGATACACGGGAACAACTTCACACGAATACATGGCTTTCTACCATCCATGGGTCACAATCCCACAGGGTTCAGCAACAGTTGAACTACCACCAGAAGCGTATGTAGCCGCTGTCCGTGCTCGTACACACAACTCAACAGGTCCGTGGAAGGCTTATGCAGGTGTTGCGTCAGAGGCAAGGTTTGTCACAGGCATCACGCTTGCGGTTAGCCGTGCGGATGCTGATTTGATGGACGCATCATATGTGAACCCTTTGCGTTTGGTTAACGGACGAGTTCGCATCTACGGCGCTCGTTCACATTCATCAGTTGTTGCTCAATGGCGTTTCATCACCGCACGCGAGACGATCAACTACATCGTCACACAAGCGAACAACCGTCTTGAGGATCTCGTGTTCTCAACGATTGACGGTCGTTCAACACTGTTTGCAAACATTATTAACGCCATTCAATCAGTTGTGGAACCAATCCGCATTGAAGGTGGTTTCTACGAAGGGTTTGATTCCCTTGGCAAGCGAATTGATTACGGTTACACAATTAAGTGTGACGCTTCATTGAACCCTGTCGCTGACCTTGAAACAGGAACAGTTAAGGCAAGAATCGGTGTCCGTGTTTCAAGCGTCGGAGACAAAATTGAAGTTGATCTAATCAAGTCAAATCTAACAACTGCTTTGGCATAACGGAGGAATAAATGGCTCGTCCAACACTGTTCAAAAATCTTGCTACACAACGCCAAATTGTTGGCAGGATCACGCCTTCAGAGGGCACAACAGGTCTTCCAACATTCCCTGACTATTTCACTCAGGTCGCTGGTGGAGAAATCACCGCTTCAGTAGAAAAGGTTTACCACGGTGGAGACTTGTTCTCTGAGACGCTTTGCGCGCCATCAGAAATTGGTGACATCACTTTGACTGGTTATGTGTCAACAGATACTGCATTTCTTGGAAAAATTCAACAGTTGCGTCAAGTGGTCGGTCGTGTTCGTTACGACATAGATGTTCATCTTTTTGACTGCGACATTGCTGTTCCTGGTGCCGACCGTCAGTACACAAAGGCTTTGCTTGTCGGTTTAACTGAGCCAGACGGTGATGCAACCTCGGGAACGCCAGCAACTTTTACGCTGACTTTTAGTGTCGCCACTGTTTCTGTAGGTAACGCACCTTTCTGATAGACCTCAAAGTTTGAGGGTTACATTTTGATGGTTTGAGTCATGCTAGTGTTCGGTTATGACCAACATTACATTCAGTTCAGACGACAATAAGACATCAAAGACATCTAAGAGTTCACAGGAAGTCACAGACACTGACAATGTTCTTGACCAACTAAAAAAGGTAATCAAAGACAAAGTCCGTCGTGACGATGTTTATATTCCAATTCCTGAGCGACCAGGCGTCATGATTCGTGTTTCCCCAAACATCACACAACAACAATTGAAGTCTTGGCGTAGGAACGCTGGCGAAGAACGCAAGGGAGGTATGGACACCTTGAAGTTCTCAACCAACTTGATTGCCGCAACAACAACAGGCATTCTGCTTAATGATGTTGTCGCAACCGATTCCAACGGTGTTGAGGTCACTTTTGCTTCACCAGAAATCATGCAGATGACAGACACGACACGACCACATCCTGATTGTGTTTTGGCTTTCTTCGGGTTGGAACCTCATGTTGAGTCCGCAGCGGTTGCAATTATTGAGGCTGCTGGTTACGGAGATGCGGTTGATGCGTTGGACCCTATGAAGAGGTCTTCCGAGATTTAACGGACGATTTCCGCGTAATTTTAGCGGCAAGGCTTGGAGACCTCTTCAAAACAGATCCGATAAAACTCCTTGATAGCAGTGAAGAAGAATGGATCATACGCCTTGCGTGTGCTAAAGTAATACAGACGGATAGAGAAAAACAGGAAGCAGAATTACGGAAACAAAACCGTTAATCTGCTGGAGCGCTCATATTCATAACCTTTAACACGGAGATGAATCCATGCCAGCAGAGCGCGTAGTAATTGACATTGAGGTCAATTCTGATATTGCAACGATTGTTGCTACTCGTCGTGCGCTTGAAGATTTAACCAATGCTCAAAGACGGTACAACCGTGAGAAAGACCGAGAACCCAGAGGCGGTGGCGGTGATGACTCAAGCGGAGGCAGAGGCGGAGGCGGCGGCGGTGGTGGTGGTCGTAGACGCCCTAGGGGAGGCGGGGGTCGTCGTGGAAACGGACGTTACGACGGTTTGGCTGGTCAAGTTTTTGATTTCCGTGGCGACGCCGGGAAAATGATTCAGGCGTATGGCTCGCTTCTCAGGATAGTTAACAAACTTGCCATGATTTCCCTTCCATTAATGATGGGTTTGCTTGGCTCAATCAGCCTCTTGTTCAAAATGGGTACATATTTTGTAAATATGTATAGAGCAGCAATGTCATCTATGGCTAGTGCCGTCGGTCTTGCGTATGTTGCTTTAACAACGTTGTTGGCTGCCCAAAGAGAATTTTCTGCGGTACAAAACTCTCCTGCCTACATAAAGGGCACAATGAATACCAACAGCAGGTTTACCGCTGCTAGTCAAGCAATTTCTATGTTTGTCGGTAATTCACAACTTGCTGTTGTCAGTGCAAAATCTTTGCAATCTTCGTTCACAACTTTAAGTAAGGTTTCTCCTGTAACTGGCAAGACTACTGAGGCATTCACATCTTTGATGGATGTTGTTGCTGGTAGCGGTGGGGATTTAGATAAGGGGTCAGAAAAACTTGCAACGTTTCTGTCGGAAGTTCAAAAGAAAGGCACTCTTGCTGCTGGTGCAGAAGCCGCCAAGGATTTGGGTCCTGACTTTGAAAAGATTGTTAAAGAAGCAAGCGCATTGGGTATCAAGACTAGTGATGAGTTCCTTAAAGCAGCCGCTGAAGGAAAACTTGGTGAAACGTTTGCCACAAAATATGCTGGCACATTGGACGCATTAAACAATACGGTGATGGGTCGTTTCAAGACCGCTATTAGTGTTATCAAAGAGCAGTTAACAAGTCTCGGCGGCGAATATTTAGACGAAGCAGGTGGAGCGATTAGTCGCCTTCAAGGAATCATTTCCACAACTATTACTCGTCTCAGTTTTGTGCTTCAAGATTTTGATGCCACAGGTAAAATGGGAAGTTTCATGGATATGGTGCAAGATGCTTCAGACAAACTGATTCACCTGATGACCAAATATCTTAATACTACACCAACTATTTTTGAATTTTTTGCAGACAGTTTTACAAAAATTGGTGATGGTTTTGATGCGATGCAGGATTGGATGCGTCAGTTTCAAAAAGCGGGCGAATTGATCAATAAATATTTTTTTGATCCGTTGTTTAACGCTATGGGTGAGAGTTTTACGGCAAGCATGCGAGACCTCGCGGACGTGATTGAGGGCAACGCTCCACTGATTGAAAGTTTTGCGACACAAATAGGTAATACTCTTGTGGCGATAGGAAAATATGGTGATGTTGTCAGAAGGTTGTTTCTTTCGGCTATCCCTTTCTTTAATATGGTTTTGAAACTTGTTGAACTGTTTTTTAAGGGTTTAGATAAATTTGGTGAAGCAGCGATTAAGATAGGGGATATTTTTGCCAAGTTAGGACCTTTAGGAAAAGTTGCTGGTCAGTTAGTTAAAGTCGCTGCTCTTTACTCATTGTTCACTCTTGCTACAAGATTTTTTAAAGTTTTTGGGACAATGTTTGGCAGAAAAATACCTGCTATGAATATTCAGGCTGGAATCGTTAATGTCAATGGGGGAATGGGATTAAGTCCTGGTCAGATGGCTGGTAGGGGCTACATGTCGGGGAGCCAGAGGGCTATGTCCTTTGGCAGAAGTACTCTTTCTAGAATCCCTGGTGGCGGAAGATTGGCAAGTGCTGGAGGAAGAGTAGCGAGCGCTGGTAGTCGTATCGCATCTGGCGGGATGGCTCCACTTGCTATCGCTGGTGGCGCGTATATGGCTGGAAGCGCAATATCTGGCAAGTTTAACGATGACTCTGTTACATCTCGGGGAATGTCCGCTGGTGCGAGCGCTCTCGCTGGTGCTGCAATTGGTGCAACTATTGGCTCGTTCGTTCCTATTATCGGAACTGGCATCGGAGCAGCAATAGGCGCGGCTGTAGGTGGTCTTACAGGATATCTCAAAGCAGGTAAACAGAGAAAAGAAACACGCAAAGCCGCAGAAGCCCTTTTGACCAATTTTTCGGAAAGTATTAATGATGCTATTGCTGGCGGAAATATTGATGATCTTCTTAAAGCACGGGAAGATTTGATTGAAAGCAAAGCAAAACTGATCAGCGAGAACGACGACCCAGCGTATGCTGCTCAGGCTTTAGCAAAATATAATGCAGAGTTTACAATGTTGAATAGGACTATAGATAACTATACGAACAATGCTGGTCTTGCTGAAAAATATTTTGATACTGGTGCTGAGGCTTTAAACAAACTTGCGAAAGATGCTGGTATTAATCTTACAGATAAAATGATGAATTTCCGAGAAGTTCTTTCTCTTGTTGGCAAGACCGCTGAAGACCAAGCCAGATTGATGAAAGTTGCGTGGGCGAATATTGGCGCACAGGCTACTAGTGATGTGATGAGTTATTTTGATAAGAAAGCACAGGAAAAAGATCAAGCATTGGCTATAAATGCAGCCGAAGCCAGAATTCTTGGCGGCGATACTAGTGTCGAAGCGCAAGATGATTTACTCAAGAAAGCATTAGATTTCAATATTGCAAAATTTGGTGATGTTGGGGGCATAATAAATACTTTGGCAGGTTTTCAAGCCGACTTTGGTGAGGGTGGGAGACTCTCTGGTTTGGATCCAGAGGTAATTGCGAACATGCAACAAACATTGAATGATGCTGGTGTTTCCGGTACAGCAATTTTGAAGACCTTTGACTTTCAAGACCTCGCCGACAGGACTGGTGGAATCGCCAACATGGGTGGGCTACTAAATCCAGAGGGGTTAGTTGACCCTCAAAAACTTGAAAAAATGCTTTACGAACAAGTGGAGAAGAATCCTCTTTTCTTGCAACAATTTATAAATGCTGCGTCTAACCCTGACACAGTTATTGCTGGTGCAAGAATGAATAACTTATTGAAAGATACAGGCTATGGAGGTACTGGAACTGGTAAAGTTCGTGTTCCTGCTGACAGTATGGTTCCTCCTGCTCAAGGTGCACAAAACTATATAGCGAACACAAACATAACTGCGGCAATGTTGGATGGCAAAACTATTGATCAAATTGAGAGGACTATTGCAAAAGCGTTGAAAGAGCAGAGGGAACGCGGTATGGCGCCAGTAACGGGTGGCACAGTAGACCCGAACAGAAACTAGAGGTGTCATGGCTAGCACAGTAACAGTTTGGGTGAGAATGAGAGACTCAGGAGAGGAAGCAGACCGTCTTCAGTCGTCAACACCTGGTGCTTTGCCTCTTATCTTGCGTATGCGTTCATCAAATCCCGCCGAGGAGCAAGATTTTGTTTTCCCATATAGCCCGAGGGAAATGAGTATCGGACAATTGGCGGACGAAATGGTTCAGATACCAAGACCTGGCACTACGCCTATAGTTGCGTTTAAATCACACAGACTCATGACTCTTGATTTCACAGCACTTATTGCTCATCCGGGTGATGGTCTTATTAGGGATGTTGAAAAAGAGATTTTTAATTTGCGGTCATTTGCTTCAAGTAGTAACAAAGTTTTCCAATTAATTAATTACGACGTTTTCACTCAAGAACCTTATGTTTTTCGCAACATGAGCGAAGAAAGAGTGAGTGGTTTGTTTTTCTCCATCACAGATATGAGCGTTGAGGTTATGAGAAGAAACAAAGATAATTTGATTACTCAAGCAAATGTGAGAATAAGTCTGGTTGAGAACAGAAACCCTAGAATTAATGTTGTATTGATCCCGCCTCTTGTTTTGACAAGGCAAAACCCTAATTGCACAAAGCGTAAATATGCAAAAAAATATCCTGACAGATGTAAAAAACCAAAAGATGAGCCTACTCCTGTGGGTTTCAGTAAATCTCAGAGCGATTCAGCGATTGAGTTTTTCAACAGAAGACATGGTCCGAATTCGTTTACGCCCAATACTTTAAAGAGTTTTAAACTGTGTTATATCAAAGCCGCTAAAATGGCTCGCTATGTTCCAATGAATACAACTCCGTGTCTTGGTAATCCTAAATAGTCATGATTAGCGACCAAACAATAGTTTTTGTTGGACACAAGGAAGCAAACGTTAGGGCACAAATTGCTCAAAGTATTACAAATATTTCTGTAAGTTACACAGTTGACGGTGCATCTCAGATCACGGTTGAACTTGTTGATGAAAAACTTGAGATGTGGAATAACGGTTATTTTGCCATTGGGAATATCGCAAATTTTTTTGACGGAACAATTACTGAAAGATACATGGTTGCTTCTCATGAAATTTCTGCAGGGGAAGGCGAGTATTTTAAGATTACCTTAGCGTTAAGAACTGAAGCGATTCAGCGAATGAAATTGGACAAAAAACCTCAAGCGTTTAAATCAACTACCGCATACGATTTTGCGGAAAAAGTAGCCAAAAAATTTGGTTTACAGTTTTTGGGTCAAAGACCTGTTGGTGTAAAAACCACCACAATCAAAGTCAAAACCGAAAAAAATCAAGAGTCCGTTTACGATGTTTTGGTTCGTTCAGCAAAAGACCTTCAATATCTTTGTTTTGTTATGTATGCGATTCCTGCTGGCGGAACTGTTCCAGTACCAACCTTATTTTATGGTTCACCAAAATGGCTTCTTGGTCGTTGGGGTATAGAAAAAACAGAGGAATTTACTTTTGCCAAAATTGGTGGAGGCACAGAAAAACGTTCTCTTTATTTTATTCCCCTAAAGTACCCAAACGACGACAAGTTAAATTTTTTTCTTACGCAAGTTCCAGAAATGCGCAGGTCTATGGATAGCCCTAAAGAATCTGAAGGCTCCGCCAGTCTTTGGGTTGGTGACAGATTCGAGGAAAATGTTGGGAGTGCTTACAACATAAGAGCGGGCATGACGGTAGTCGTATACGGGATTAAAGGTTTTGATACGACCGCATATTTGATTACATCAGTTGAATATCAGTATGGGCAACCAGAACCGTTGGCAATCAGTTTTGCTACGATAGACAAAATCTCGCCTGACGACAAAGAAAAAATTGATAAAAAAGTAGGCGAAACAACGGTGATTGGGTAAAGGGGAAAATGTCTATTTACGGTGATTCTATGGATGGGATGGATAGGGCAGATTCCGCTGCGCAAACTAATGCATCTTTTTCGTCTATCCATGTGGGTATTTTGACTGCAAAAAATAATTCTGACAAAACTGGTTTTGTTAAAGTTCCAGCGTTAAACAATGAGGCTCAACTAGGTCCATACAAGTTCATGGCTCATTTCACTTTTCCCGTAACCACCCCGATTCAGCAAACTTTGACCACGACTACAGGTACGGTTGATTCAACCAGTGTGGTTACGGGGGTTTCCCTGTCGGCAACCACGACCAGTATCTCTGGTGTCTACAACACCTCATTGAATTTGCCTAATGTGGGGACACGCGTTCTTGTTGTATTATTGAATGGTTCCCTTGATGAAGGCGTGATTGTAGGGTCAATATGAACACAATTAGATTACCGATACAGTTCAATAAAGACAATTTTGAAATGGAAAAAATACTTGAAAACACTGACGAATATTATGCGAATCTCATAGGTTTGACTGTGCAAATAGTTCCAGGCGTCTTACCTATATCAACTTATTACGGTGTTGAAGACCCAACATTTGAGGCTGGTGGGATGACAAAAATTGGTTTAGCGGTGGGCAGTCTTATCCCAGAGATAAGAGTCTTGGTCAGCGAGGCTGTTGTTGATGACAGCGGAACAACAAATCTAGCAATTAAATTTGATCGGTTGGTATAACTGTGCCCTCACCAGATTTCTCTGAATATGTTAACCTCACCATCTTTGATAAAGACATCACTGATGTTTATAACGACGCTGTTGAATACGCACAAATTGCTTTACCCGAATTCAACCCAAGAGTCGGAACCATAGAAAACGCAATACTTGAAGCCACATCACATCAAACAGCAAGCATGATTGCGACCCTCAACCGTATGCCCGACGGGCTGATGGAGGGAATATTAAAATTAATCGGATTTGACAGAATAGAAGCGACACCTTCATTGGGGACAGTTCTGATTACTTTGTCTGTTGATACTGGTCAAACCATTGCTTCGGGCACCGTTTTCTCCTACGATGTTTATGACGGTGCGGGTGTTTTGACACAAAACCTTTATGAAACAACTGCGGATCTAACAATTGCCCCCAACAACACAACGGGAACTGTCTCTGTTCAAGCGTCAAATCCTTCTCTCTACCCAGACATTCCAATTCCGTCCAATTTGACTGTTGTATCAAGCACGCCTTTTATTTTGTCAGCCAGCCTCACGGCTTTGACTACAGCGGGAACAGACTCAGAAACTGATGAAGAATACTTCAATAGAGGAGTAACTTATCTTGGTTCTTTGAGTAATGCGATAACAACGGCGTCCCAGTTGTCTAGTTATCTTTCTGTGAACTATCCAACTGTTTCAAGGTTCAAGGTTTATGATTTAACTCAAGCAAAAGAAAACGACGTTACTAATGCTGTGCTTGCCTCCAACGTGGTTACTTTAACAACTAGATATGCGCACGGGTTTTCTGTTAGCGATGTTGTAGATGTTGCAGATTTGACAAACGCGGTATATAACGGAACGTACACAATAACCGACGTACCAACCACTACTACATTCAGTTACGCAAGAACTAACGCCAATATTGCTACAGCAGCAACAACCGCTGGAAGTGTTGTCCTTGGAAACGGAATGCTTTTTGCGACAGCAGATGTCGGTGGCGCAGTGACTATTTCTATGTGTGACTCGGCGGGGGCTGCTATTGGAACAGCCCAAAAACTTGCTATAGAAACTGCAGTGGAAAGCAAAGTTGTTGCTGGTTTAAACATCTTTTTACATGACATGAATACTTTCAATGTGGATGTCAGCGCAACTGTTGTTGTATTGCCAAACTATTCCACAGCGACTGTTGGGACAGCGGTTTCCGAGGCGATTGAGGAATATCTTTCTGTCGCGGGCTGGGATTTTGCCACCTCGGTGAACTCTTTATATTTGACAACAATCGCATCACAGGTTGCTGGCGTAAAATATGTTTCCGCTATGGACGCCACGATTAACGGCTCTACAAGTTTCGCTACAGACAATGGCAACGATGTCACAATCCTTGAAAAGGGAGTGATTCCCGTCGGTGACTGCACGACGGTTGCTACCGCTGCGTAAGCCATGGGGACAACAAATAACTATATCCCCGCGGGAGAATCAACTTTCCTAGAGCCGTCTGTCTTTGCTGCAGGTGTTGATGATTTGTGGACATCTGATGGAACGATTTCATTAGACACAGCAACATATTTAGACGCAGAATACGGTTCTTTAAAACTTATTCCTTCCGCTAACGAGAACTATGTTCGCTATAACTATTACGCAACAACAGCAAGCACCCCATCACAGTATTCAATAACCGCATCATTTGATAACAATGATTTTATTGAATCATTTATCTGGGTGAGACCCACCAAAAACTGTTCAATATTTTTTAAAACAGTTTTATCAAAAGTATCTTTTGACTCAAATACGGGAGTTTATTCTTTTGTTGATCCGTTTGACCAAATTGTTGGCAGTGAAGGAAGTGTGTCTGTGGTTATTGGTGGCACAGACGAAGCCAAGTGGAAACTAGTTAGGTCAATCCCCGAACAAGTACCTTCAAGCGGTGTTTATTCAATTCAGTTACAGATGCGAATAGTTTTTGATGATTACACCAACGCTTCTGTAAATATTGCTAGACCTTCTACATATCCATCAACAAGGTTTTTGGATAATCAGTTCCTTCAAGGTGTGATTCCGTTCATCCCTGAGGTTTTCTTTGAATCAGACTTTGCGGATTTTTCTAAAAATGAGCCGATATTGCCTTTGTCTCGTTTTTTGGATGTTTTAACTACAACTGCTGGTGATGTAAATACTACGGCTAACCAGTTTGAATACTTGGATAAAGCCTCGGGTGGTGACTCAACCGATTTGACGACCCTAAGTCAATTTGTGGATCCACAAGTTTGTGACTCAAATTATTTAAGTTACCTCTCTCAATACAGGGGTAGACCACTGCTTGTCACCTATCAGCCTTCTACTGAAGGTGTTGGTTGGCAAGTTTTTACACTTAACTCATCGTTACTAACTGGTCTTGACCCCATCACTGGTTTGCCTGTTGGTACGGATGTTCTTGGCACAGACGCGGCAAATCTTGGTGCTTTACCCGAAGGTGTTGAGGCTTACGCTAGATGGCAAGTAGAAACAGGATATTACGGTCACAACGCTGGAACAATAGGTGCGATGGTGAGTGCAGCGCAAAGAGCATTGACGGGCACCAAAACAGTGAATTATGTGGTTACACAAAATCAGATTGCTTTTACTACAAGCCAAGCCGAAACATATGGAACAGTCGTCGGTGATATTGGGACAAGTAATTCTTTTGTTTTGTCTTTGATTGAACCCGCTAAACCTCTTGGGATGCTCATCACCCACACACTGGCTGCGTGATGTAGAATATGTAGGTAAGTCAAAATTGGAGGATTCATGGAAGAGGAAAACAATGAAACTCCTGTGGATAAAGAAATTGAGGAACTCCTACGAGGGGCTTTACCTCAAAGTCTTGTCACTAATTTTGTACTTATCGCAGAAATAGTTTCCGACTCCGATCAAGAGTTGGTACTAACTATTTCGGATTCAATGACCCCGTGGCTTGCCAATGGGATGCTTGAAACCGCAATGGAAATGATGCGTGCAGGAGAGTACCAATTCCCTATAACGGAGGAAAACAATGGACAAGAACATTAAAGCAAATGTAAGTGATCAGGCTGTCAAAGGCGCCCTTTTGGGTGGTCTCGGATATCTTGCGAATAAGTATGGTGTTTCGGCTGAGGTTGTTGCGTTGGTGATGCCAGTGGCTTTGGCAGTTCTCGCTTGGGTCTCAACCAAGATTGGCGACAAGAACACGACAGCAATTTTTTCGGCTGTTTCGGCAATCGTCGCATCTCAATCAAAAGAGAAGAAATAGGTTTAGGCGTTCAAATCCAATACGGGTAAGTGTTGTATTCTTAATAGGTAGCGGCGCGGTTTGCTGCTTTACAGATTGAGGACTGATGCTTGCAGGGAAATATAACATTGTGTGCGATCAGGGGTCTTCCTTTACCCGTACCCTTGAAATCAAAACCGCCGAAGGGACAGTGTTCTCTTTGACTGGACATACGGCTCGTATGGAGGTTAGAAGGACACTTGATGCCTCAACCACCATTGTGTCCCTAACTACCGATAACGGTCGCATATCTATCAACGGTTCTCTTGGGACAATAACTTTGACTTTAACCGCAATAGAAACTGCGGCGCTTACACAGAGTGGGGTTTATGACTTAGAGATAGTCAAAACCTCTACTGGCGAAGTCCATAAAGTGGTTAGAGGAGAGTTCAAACTTGAAAAAGAGGTCTCAAGGTGAGTGACCTATCTACCCAACTTACTATGGGTAATGCTGATTTCAATATCGTTATTGAAGATCAACGGAACATTGTCGAGATATCTAGAGAAGAGCCAAATATCGTTCAGGTCAAGTTACCCGGCGTTGCTTCAGGCACAAACACCCTATTTGGTGAAGGTGTCCCTTGGGAAATAGAGATTGAGATTTAAATGCCGTCAATTGCTTCAGACTATGGCAGTGTTGGCGATATCTACATTGATACGCTCACTGGCGATTTTTACGGTCCGAAGACTGTTGATGGGTGGCCGGATACTCCTTTCTTTACAGCGCTAACTTCCACCACGGTTGATGCCGCTGTTCTCAACGACCGACATGTTCATACTCAAGGGACGGCTTCAAGCACTTGGAATATCACTCATGCGCTTGGTGGGAAGCCTTCAGTAACAATTGTTGACAGTGCGTCCACGGTTGTCTTTGGTGAAGTAGTATATAATAGCAACACAAGTATTACCGTTCTTTTTTCAGCCCCATTTTCTGGTTACGCTTATTTAACATAAGGATTTAAAACATGGCACAAAAATTTCTCACAAATTTAAACCTTAATCAGAACCAACTGATTAACGCCACATTTGAGGTTTTAGCATCTGACCCAGGTTCGGGCAATTTTGAAGGTCGGTTAATTTATAACTCTACAACCGACACAATTAAGGTTTACGCAAATGGCGAATGGCGCTCACTACCGCACACAATTGCTTCTGGTGGTGGCGCAGGAATCGCTGAAGCCCTTACGGTTTCTGAGTCAAACGGAACCGTAACACTCACTCTCAATGTTGCCGATACCGATAGTGCTGGTCTTTTGCCAGCGTCGTTCTGGCAAATGCTCGAGGATGCAACATCAGATGCGACAGCAAGCAAACTTGTCAAGCGCGATGCTCAAGGTAACGCAAAAGTTGCTACACCTACTGACGCTGCCCACATTGCCACTAAGGGTTATGTTGATGCCGCTCGCCAAGGTCTTGATGTCAAGCAATCGGTAAGAGTTGCCACTACTGCTCCAATCAATCTTTCTGCCGACCTTGAGGCTGGCGACTTAATTGACGGAGTAACACTTGTTGCTGGTGACCGTGTTCTCGTTAAAGACCAAAGCACCGCTACAGAGAACGGCATTTATGTTGCTGTTGCATCTGGCGCGGCTTCTCGTTCGTCTGATGCAAACGGAACAGCAGACACTGGCGAACTCATGCCAGGAACATTTACCTTCGTTGAAGAAGGTGCTGTTAACTCTGATAAGGGTTTTGTTGTTTCAACAAACGGCACAATCACTATTGGTGCCACGGCAATTGCTTGGACACAGTTCTCTGGTGCTGGCTCGTTTGAGGCAGGCGACGGACTTAGTCAATCAGGTAACACAATCAATGTCAATGTTGTTTCTAACAGAACAGCAATCGTAGGTGATGCAGTTGATATTGCTTCAACCTATGTTGGTCAGTCCTCAATCACAACCCTGGGTACAATTACCACAGGTGTTTGGAATGGCACAGATATTGCTGTCGCAGATGGTGGTACTGGTGCTTCTGATGCCGCCTCAGCACGAACAAACCTTGGTATCGCAACCAGCGCTGGCACAGCAACTACTAGCGCATCAAAACTTGCTCGTGTAGCAAGTCAAGGATGTGCCGCAAGTGCCGCAGGTGTTTCATCAACAACAGTTACCCACCTTTTCAACACCCTTGATGTTAGTGTACAAATTGTTGAAGTCGCTGGTGGAGCAACGGTCATTGGTGATGTTGTCCGAGCAAATGCCGACACAGTTACGGTAACTTTGTACGGCACTATCAGTGCAGACGATTATAGAATCGTTGTAACTGGCTAAGTTTAAAACATAGTTGACCTTGAGGGGTCAACGAACGAGAAGCAATAGCGATTGAGGTCGCAAGTGGCACAAAAATTCGTTACCCCTATAACCATAAAAAATTTGGCATCCTCTGGTTCGGATGCGCTCACAGTTTTCTTAAACGGCGAAGCCTATGGTCGTGTAAAACTTGAAGCAGGCGGTCGTATCTCTTGGAGCGACGGTACTGGTTCTTACGACACAAACATTTATCGTGATTCAGCAAATGTTCTTGCTACTGATGATGTCTTAAAAGCAACTGCTGGCATTATCACCATGGCGGTTGCTGGTGTACCAACTGCTCCACTTGCTGACGGCGCACTTGCAGTAGACACTACGAACAATACTTTTTACTTCCGAGCCAACGGTGCGTGGAGCGAAATTAGCGGTAACTCAACAATCACAGTAAGTGATACAGCGCCAGCCGATGCAGAAGTTGGTGCCCTTTGGTTTGACTCAACAAGCCTTGAAATGTTTATTTACTACGGCTCGGCTTGGGTTCAACTCAATGCCGACACCGGCGCAGAAGAACTATCCGACCTATTTGATATCGAATTTGCCAATCTCATTGCTGGTCAAATTCTCAAATACGACGGCGAAAAGTGGGTAAATGAAACTGGTTCAAGCACGACGGTTAGTGATACGGCGCCAGCGAATTCTGCGTCAGGTGACCTTTGGTATGACTCCACAACTCTTGGTTTGTTTATTTATTACGGCGGTAATTGGGTTGAGTTAAATGCCGAAACTGGCGCAGAAGAATTATCCGATTTGTTTGACATAGAGTTTGCAAATCTTGCGTCAGGTCAAGTTCTTAAATACAATGGCGAAAAATGGGTGAACGATACAGATAATGCAGGCACAAGTATCAGTTCAATCAATGACATCAATGATGTCACGATTACATCTGCCGCTAATGGGCAGGTGCTTCAATGGAATGGAACGGCTTGGGTTAATGCGGCGGCTGCTTCGGGTGGCGCAACAGTCAATGTTTCAGAAACTGCTCCAGCCGACCCAAGTACTGGCGACCTTTGGTTTGAATCTGATACAGCAAAAACATTTATTTATTATGATTCACAGTGGATTGAAGTCGGACCACAGCCTGGCGGTGGAGCACAAGCCTTAACAACTAAGGGCGACCTTCTCACTAGAGACGCAAGCAGTTTTGCTCGATTAGCAGTAGGCACTAACGGTTATTTCTTGAAAGCAGATTCGTCAACTTCGACGGGTTTAACTTGGTCGGCTGTTCCTACAATCAACAATCTTGACGATGTTGGTGATGTAACAATTACATCGCCGAGCAACGGTCAAGTTCTTAAATGGAACGGAACCGCTTGGGTTAATGCCGCCGATGATGCTGGGACAACAATAAGTTCTATTGATGACATTACTGATGTAACCATCACGAGCGCAACGAGCGGACAATTCCTCAAGTGGAATGGTACAGCATGGGTTAATGACACAATTGATTTAGGTACTGATACAACAGGGAACTATGTCGCTGATGTTACGGCTGGAACAGCAATAACCGTAACTCACACGCCAAGCGAAGGTTCAAGTGCAACCATTGCCCTTAACGCATCACTCAATGACCTCAACGATACGGTAATCGCATCGTCGCAAGAATTTCAAAGTTTAAATTATGACGGCACAAATTGGGTTAATAGTTATGCGCCAACCGTTACATATGTAAGAAATGCTGAAGCAACAACACTTACAACGGGAACTGTTGTTTATTTGTTTGGCTCTACTGGTGACCATGCGACAGTAAAACGAGCGGACAACGATTCCGATACAACATCATCTAAAACTGTGGGGGTTGTCGGCGCAAATATTCTTGCTTCGGAAAACGGACCTGTAGTAACCCGAGGCTATGTAGATGGTATTGATTTAAGCACTGGATATGCGGCTGGTGATGTTTTGTGGCTGGGGGAAGACGGAGCATTTACAAAAGTTAAACCAACCGCACCAGAGCACCTTGTTTTTATTGGCGTCGTAGTTCGCGCCACCATTAACGGAATTATTTATGTGGCAACACAAAACGGTTACGAACTAGATGAGTTACATGATGTAAGTATCACTTCGCCAACAAGCGGACAGTTCCTTAAATGGAATGGCTCGCTTTGGGTCAATGATGCAATTGATTTAGGTACTGATACCGTCGGCAGTTATGTTGAAAGTCTTGTTGCTGGAACTGGCATCACTCTCGCAAATAACTCGGGTGAAAGTTCTACACCTACAGTTACGGTTGACACAACAGTAATTCAAGCAAGAGTTGCCAATGTAACCGACACAGAAATCGGGTACTTGGATGGTGTTACTTCTGGAATTCAATCACAACTCAACGATAAAGCACCTCTCGCAAGTCCTGCTTTAACAGGCACACCAACTGCACCAACTGCTTCTCCAGGAACTAACAGTACTCAAGTTGCCACAACTGCTTATGCAGATGCGGCAGTGGCGGCGATTGTAGATTCCGCACCAGCGACTTTAAATACTTTAAACGAATTGGCTGATGCTTTAGGCGATGACGCAAATTTTGCCACGACAACAGCAACCGCTATTGGTCTAAAAGCGCCACTTGCGTCACCAACATTTACTGGCACGGTCACTGTTCCTACACCAACAAACAACACTGATGCTGCTACAAAAGCATATGTAGATGCTGCGCAATCAGCGGCACAGGTTTATGCAGACAGCCTTACTGTTTCTCTTGCAGATATTACAGATGGCATAACCGCTGACGCTGCTGAAATAAATATTCTTGACGGAGCAACACTCTCAACAGCCGAGTTGAACATTCTTGATGGCGCAACTCTTTCCACAACCGAACTCAATTATGTGGATGGCGTAACTTCGGCAATCCAAACACAATTGAATTCTAAAGCACCAACTGCCTCACCAACATTTACGGGAACGACGACCACAGACAACTTGAATGTGTCGGGCAACTTGACAATATCGGGAACCATTACCTCAATAAATACAGAAACATTGACCGTTGACGACAACATTATTGTTCTTAACAACAATGCAACTGGTGCGCCATCGGAAAACGCTGGTATTGAAGTTGAGCGTGGTTCTTCTACAAATGTTCAAATTAGGTGGAATGAATCTACAGACAAGTGGCAATTTACAAATGATGGTTCTACTTATGTTGATTTTGATAAAGGTGCGGCAACCGTTTCATCGACCGCACCTACATCGCCAGTAAGCGGACAAATTTGGTTCTATCAAGACACGGCACAAACCTTTGTTTACTACGGTTCAACTTGGATTGAAATTGGTGCAGTCAGCAATGG